GCTTACCTAGTTCCTTTTTGAAGTTTCATGGATACTAGGTGGGTCATTATTTTCCCTTACCTCTTATATACTTATTATATCATTTATTTTTTTATTTGTCAAAGAAAATTTTCAATTAGATATAATAAGTTTTTCCTCATTGACATATATAATTATATAATAAAAATTTTATATTGTCAAGAATTTTTATTTAGTCAATCCTATTTTCGTAAATAAACTTCTGAATAGTATCCAATACCTTCATAATAGCTTGACTTTTATACTTTTTGCGGAAATCATCACAAAGATCGTCTATTCCTTGAGCCAAATCTCTTGCCGCACAATAGTAGTTATCAGCTTTAAGCTCTGTATAGTGTACTGTATCTTTATAATAATTACACTCTGCTTCAATATCTCCGCATAAAACTTGAGTTAAAGAATCTAAATCAAAGCCTAGAGAAACAAGATAGTCCTCTACAGTATCTTTATTGTAAAGAAAAGTGTTATCATTTAATACAATATGAGTATTGCTTGATACGCCTACTGGCATCCTATCCCCTTTCTCTATTTCATCTTATATTTATATTATATATCAAAAAACAGTTTATGTCAATAAGGATTCTTTAATAAAACCATATTTTCTTAAGGAGATGATTAACCTCTTCGAAATCTAGAGGTTTATTTTTTTCTTCTTCAATAGGAATATTTTTTACATCAGCCTTCTCCGCAAGTTGCTGAACAATAAGTTCTGAAATGCGATGTTCTAGACGAGCATTTTGTTCTTTAATTTCTTGAAGTTCAGAACGTAACTCCTTTACTTCTTCATCTAATGGAAAGACTTGCTGTTGCTCTTCCTCAACTTCTTCAATATTCTTCAAAGCATTTTCTAAAACATTTCCTTGAATAGAACCTACTGTATTTAACATAGACTGCTCTAAAGCTTCTGAAAAAGATTCTGAAGCAGATTCGCCAAACCCTTCAAGTTCTGAAGAATCCCAATAGTTAGCTTCTACCTCCCACTCTTTTCCATTAAAACGAGCGTCTAATCCAATAGAAAAGCTAAAAGGCTCTGTAAAACGTGCCATTTATTATTCTCCTTCTTCTCCTATTTTAGCTGGGATATGTCCTCCCTTATCACCTTCGTCAATAATAATCATACTGTTTCCATATACATTAATGCGTTCGCCAGTATTAACATTCATAATAATCCAATACTTTCCACGATCTTCTACGTTGTAAGTGCCTTTGTAAACTCTTACTGGTTCACCAACACTGTCATAAACAGTTACAGTATGTATGGACTGTGTGTCGAAAGTTTTAACCCAACTAGTTCTAGCAATCCATCCTGTATTGGTGCCGAACAACCACCAACAAAAACAAATAACTACAATCAAACCTGCGACAATAAAGGAATAAGCTTTCCTATGCTTTCTAAGTTTTACTTTCTGTTTAAAACTTTCAATCTTTTCTTTAACACTTATAGGCAGCTTTTCCTTTCTCATAATTATAACATATCGCAATGTCCTTTGTCAATAAAAAAGGGATACAAAAATGTATCCCTTTAAGCATTTCTTTTTTTATATTTATTTAAATATATTTTCTATTAATAGTTACCACAATCTGTCAACTATTGTTTAAAACTTTGTGTACATATCAATAGTGCCACTAGCACAACCAGAGTCTAAAACAATTCCTTTGTGACCAAATGGAGTGTCCACAATAGTGCCTTGCGGATAATCGCTTGATGCAACTACAAATAAACCATCGCTGGTTACATAAAAGCCATTACTATCTACAGTCCACTCAGGGGTACGATAATGATATAATACATTGCTTGAATACCATGTATATCTAATGCCATTCCAATAAACTACACCTTGAGACTTAAAACTATTTCCATCATAGAGACTTGCACTACCATTAGTGTTAGCCTCAGATTTAGAGTCAGAAGTAGTAGCCTTTTCAGTAACAACTGGTTTTGCCGCACTTAAAATTTTATCAGCTTCTGCTTTATAATCTTCAATCGCCGCAAAACTTGCAGCTCCTTCTAGCTTAGTCTTCAAATCGTTTAATTGGTTTAACTGATCTCCTGACAATCCACTAGTCGCATCAATTTTATTTTGTAATTCATTTGCTGAATTTGCTCTACTCTCTTGGAGATCTTCCCACCAAGTTTTTAAGTCACTATAACCATCTGTTACATAAACTGGTTCTTTGGTATAATCAACCTGCAAAGTTTCTACAGGCTCAAAAGTAGTATCCTCTGTTTCTTCAGCATTAGCTATATTATTACTTAGAAAAACAAAACAGATAATGGTTAAAGCAACCATCAAAATAAAGCCAAAACAAATACCTAACTTAGCTTTCTTTTCTGTATCCAAGTTTATTTCCTCCTTAGTACGCTTTATAAAATAAAGCTTTGTCGGTAAAGAAATGCCCTTTTTGCATAACTTAGAAAGCGGTAACTTCTATATATATAAAAAAGCAAACTTTTTTTTAATCTAATTCTGACCTACTCTTGGTTTTCGTTGTTTATTCTCTCTTAAATATACCCCTTTGTCAACCAAATCTTGAGCTAAAGTTATATATGAAGAACATTTGTTGCAAATAGCATTGTTTCGTTGATTACATCTGCGTCCGCATTTAGCTTTCTCCATAGTCAAATCCAATAGCACTTGGAGATTTGGGAATGGAAGTTCTAAATCGTCATTGATCTCTGACAAATCTCCATTCCATCCTTCTCGCACAAACCACGCACGATAAAGCACATCAAACTTAGCCCAATCATATGGACGACCGCAAGCAAATTCATATACTGTAAAATATTCATCTAAGAATTTTCTATCTTGCGGACGATAGATTTGGGATTTATAATTTGTACCTCGATCAAAAGTAGTTGCGGGAATAGAATTTAAAACTAATCGCATCCCAACATTATGAGAATCACAATATGCCTTTGTCTCTTTTAGGTTATAGAGTAAATCATCAGAAGGATAAATGTCAGTTACTCCCGCATTAATCAAACAGTCTAAAGTTGCTAGATTGTATGCTGGATAAGAAGAATCAAAAAAGAATCTATATCCATCTTCTTTTAACTGTTCACAATAAGGAAAATGTTCTGTAGTTAATCTAATATACGTATTATTAGAAACTTTATGAACAGCGCTAATAACTCCTATTGGGAAACTTCCTGCAAAAGAAATATTAATTCTATGGTCTTTATACTTATCGATAAAATCTAAAAGTTTTTCCACACTATTTTTATTTTTATCAAAAGTAATATTAAATTCTGCAACTTGATCATTCAACTCATTGTTAAGAATAAATGGAATAGCTAACTTTAGCAATGTCACTCTCCTTTCTATTCTCCTATATTTTAATATGATAAAAGTCAAGTGTAAGAACTGTATCAATTACACTTGACCTTTTAAACTAATTAATACACTTCAAAGTTGTCAAATTTTACAGCTAACCAGTGCGGCAATTCGTCATAGTTGATCTTAAAATCTTCCATTACCATATCCATTTGACTTATAGGAATAGGCTCTGTAAGATTCTTTTTAATCCAATCAATCGCCGCATTGACTTTTTGCTCTTGGATCTCTTCTACCAAACCAAGAGTTGAAGTATCTCCTACAATCCAAGGTTCAAAAGCAAAATCTAACATTAGTTCTTCCTCACAATATCTATTCTATAATTCGCATTACAATATTCAGGATACTTTTTCTCTACATACTGGTAAATTTTTCTTTGTCCTTCTGAACACTTCAAAGAGACTTCTTCAAAAATTACATTATTATTTAATACATTCGTAATTTTTACAATAAAATAATTCATCTTTGTTCCCTTCTCTATACTATAATTATATCATAGAGAAAGGGTATCTGTCAAGAAAATCTTTATAAAATGCTGCTGTGGTTATAATATGCGTTCCGCACAGTGATAATATCAGGAACTTTTAAATTCCTGTCTATATATACAGGCACATATTCAAGCATAAAGTTAAACAAACTTTCATCGTCTTTGTTTAATCGATAACGTTGCTTGATTGCTTCAGGAGAATAACGTTCTGATGCAATAGCCTGAATCACTGAACGCATACGCTTCCAATATTTGTACCAGTTATTCTTAACTTTGAACATAAAACAATTGGAATCTTCACACACATACCCCTCTATATCTTTTTCTTCAAGTGCAGACTTATACCAATCTAAAAATGTCTGTTCATCTTCGCAAATATAATCTAATGACTTACAAGGAATGCCGCATTTACTTGATAACTCTTCATTGATAGAATCCCAAAAAGTTGGACAATTAAAATCATTCTTCATAACATTTAAAAGAACAACATGCTCTTCTTTATATTCTACAATGTGCGGATCATTGATAGGATCTATAACTTCAAAGACAGCAGAAGCGTTGAGCTGTTCAAGCATATCATAAAGATACTTACGACCTTCCTCAGATGTACTCTTGTAAAAGATACGCTTAAAATTTTCCGCAAACTCTCCCTGATTAGTAGTCTTTGACGCGAAAAAAGGCTTCCCATTGTGGCAAGAAAGAATTCCTAAGAATCCATTCTCTTTACGATAACAGTATACAGGATATTCAAGATTTTTAGCTAAAGTTTTTAACTTAGTTTCAGGACGTTCATCTACTGCAAAGAATTTATCATAGGAACGAGCATAAACTTCTCCATTCTTTGTAAATAAACCACGTGCATGAATCGTTTGATCGTCCCAAATACCCTTAAAAAAAGCCTTGCGAGTAAAGTTGAAGGAAGAAACACCATCTCCTAAGTCCTTTTCACGCACATATTCATTTGCTCGTAAATCATCTATATAAGACATATATCTTCCTTTCTCTTAATATAATTATTATACTATAGAAAAAGAACTGTGTCAATGTAAATATACAAAAAGCCCTACCATTAAAGGTAGAGCTTTTTGCTTTCATAAAGGATTAACAGTAGTTATAATTCTTGTCAATATAATCTACTAATTTTCCACCATCTTCAATGTACTCAATCATCTGAAAGAAACTATCTGAGAGACTTGTAAAAAGATGGATCTTAGGATTGTTTGGATTCTCAATTTGGTTATGATAGTTGCCCAAGTCAAAGGAATAAAGAACAGGATTTGCCCCAGAAGAAGCCTTATACTCTTTGAAAGATGCGATTGAATCCTTATTTACGTTCCATGTACTATATTTATAAGTCTCAGAATCCATAATCTGCATATCACTGATTAAGAAAATGCGGTCATAGGTCTGGTCTTTAATACAATCGAAAACAGAGCCAATATCAGTGCCATAGCCACAGTCATAATTCATTTGCATATCTTCAATAATACCAAAAATATTGCCCAAAGGGTTATAGGCAGACGTTTTAGCATGATTACCAAATCGAACAAAGTCAGCATTGTTACTTACAAGAAGTGCTGCTCCATATACTGCACCTACTTCTTTAATGGTTAAGCTACTATTTGCAGAAAACCGAGCCTCCATAGAACCAGACACGTCAAGAACAACTAAATTCTTTCCTTCTAGCTTAGGCATATTCCCGCACGATAAACAGAACGCACGTTCTATAGCTGCATCAAGAGCATAATTGGAAACACCCTTATTCTTCCACGCACAATAAATCTGATATGGAAAAACTAAAGACTTCTTGATTCGTACCTCATCTGTCAGCTTAGGAATAAGATAAGTATTAACCCATTCCATATCCACGTCAGACTTTAGAATATTGCGGAGATTGCGAATCAAAGCAAGATAGCCGAGCTTGTCCTGCTCAACCATTTCTCGCCAATTCTTAGCTTTTTCTTCTTCACTCTTGGACGCACTAATTTTAGTTTCCCAAGTTTCAGGAACTGCTAAAGTTCCAGCCTTAAACTTATCAATCGCCGCAGAATGAGCATGAGTAATATTGATCAAATCGTACATGTTATACGTCTTACGATTCATCTTATATTTACCAAGCTGATATTCTCCAAGAGTAGATAAATAATCTCCTGCTCCACGAACTAACGCATGAGATCGCTTACCATCTAACTTATCAATCGCCGCAAATGTTTCTCCAACGTCATCAGGACGACGGAAGAAATTGCGGAAATAGGCTCGCTTATTATCAAATTTCTTTTCATTAAGCCAGGCCGCAGTTAGTTCAGCAATGCTTCTCATGCCTACTTCATTGCGCGCAAAGAAAGAAAGCTTTGCGATCCATTCATAAGAGAGCTTATCCTTGACTTCCTCTAATAGACCTAAGAAACGAAGCATCTGTTCTTCTGCAGATTCATAATAACGATCCTCAAGATAAGAAGATAACATAAAATTCATTAAATCTTCTACAGGATTCTTTTTATAGTTCTTGCCACCTTCATAAGAAGATGCACGCTCATACTGAATCTTATTGTTAAACTTTGACATATAAATCCTTTCGTGGAAAAATCACACCTTAGTCAGGAAACTTTTAAACGAGACTTAAAATACTACTGCTGCTCTACCAACTGAGCTACTATTGCAACTTCGCAATAGACAGGACTCGAACCTGCGACACACGGTTTAACATGTCTGAAGTAACTCGTCTACCATCACTGACTATATTTATATTATACTAAAAATTTTTTATTTGTCAAGAAAATTTTTAATAAATCTTCTTTCTTTTTACTACTTCACAATCTTCTCCAAAAGAACGATAGAGAATAATCTCTCCACCTCCAAAGTATTCTACAACTGCTGTATACTTATCCATATACTCTTGGATCTGTTCTACAGAAAAGTCCTCTGAATACATACGTCCACCTGAAATGTTGCGCGCAAAGATAAAGTAGTCGCTTTTAAACTCTATCTCAAGGTCAGAAATCATAGTCATAAATTCATCTTTCGCAAAAGGAATTGCAATTTCTGGAGCTATTAAATGTGCCATTTTATTTCCTTTCTCTAGTCGTCGAAAGAACTATAGTCTACTAATTGCACATGCCCTTCTTTATCAATAAACACGTTATCGCCTGTCAAATCCCATATAGAATATTCATAAATAAAAGATAATAAATCTTTAATTTTATGTACTGAAGTATAAACAAGCATTTGAGCTATATATGAAGAAGGCAAGTCTACGTCATAGCAGTCTCTCAAAGACTTTGCTTCATCCAACTTCTCTCTCTGAAGCTCATATCTAGAAGCGCTTACAACTTTTTCAGAATAATAAATATCAATCCCTTCAATAGTTATTAAAAATTCTGTTTTAGCAAAAAACTCTTCTATCCCTTTTGCTTTAGCTTTCTTATAGATATAAGCTTCTTCTTCACAATAATTTTTTTCATATTCTACATAAGCCAACTTATCTGGACTAACAGTGACATCTTCATCTAAATAATCATCATCAACTTCTGCACACCCAAACAAAGGAATCTTAATTATATATTGCGGAAATTCATCAAAGAACAATACTAATTTAGAAGCTCCATTTTTATAATTTTCAGCTCCTACAAAATCCGCAATCTCTTGATAGTTTTGATAACATGTTCTATCAATAACTCCTTCACTATCGGAATCATAGTCCCAAAGATTATCATAAAACCTTCCGATTCCTTTAAAACGATGTTTAACGAAATCAATCAACTCAGACTTTTCATCATACATACTCCAAAGTCCTTTCTCTTTATATATATTATATAATATTTCTTTATCTGTGTAAAGGAGAATTTTCTTTTGACAAAACTTATATTTAATTATATAATATATTAGAAGGAGGTGTAGAAGAATGGACGATTTATGTTTTGTCACTTTAAGATGTAAAGATTGTGAAAATGATAAGTGTATCCTCTGTCCGCAAGGAACCTGGATTTCAGAAGATAGCCTTCAAGGATGCACTCGCAAGGTGACAGAAGAAGAAAAGGTCAAATTTATTCATTATCAAGAAGAAGTCGTCCCATTTCTTCATCTAAATAAAAACAAAAACTCTGAACGAAGTATCTATAAAGAAATTATATCTTTCTTACAATATATTTATTCTAAGCCTGTTGGAACAAAACTTGGCAAAAGAGGTAAAGCTATAAAATAAAAGCCTGCTTTGTGCAGGCTTTTATAATATCTAGTGAATAATTTTCCACTGTTGTTGAAAACATTCTGGAGCAAATGGAATATCACATCCATTTACTTTAACCCATATAGTTCCAAGAGGATGTTGTATCTTATGTCCATTCACTAAGATTTGCGGACTATCGTATTGCCATTCAATATCATATTCTTTACCGTTTTCTAACGTTGTAGAAGTGGCAGTATATTGATTGGTAAATAAATAGGTATCTCCGTTAAAAATTGCTTTAACCACGACGAATCTCCAATTTTACTCCTGTACGAAATGAATGAGAATCAATCCACTCTTGGGCATCTTCTTTTGTTGCAAAACAATCCTTTAGATCTTGTTTGCGAGTGCGAATGCCTTGCATATTTAATGGCATAAATTGTTTATCAGGTTCGTTCCAACTATGATCATCTTCATTATACCAACGTTCAGTTCGCTTACCATATACTAAATAACTCATAATTACAACCTAACATCTAGCTCGCCAGTATCATCGTTTACCCCAACAACTTCTGCTAAAGGACAGTCCTGGACCACAATTTCTGCTTTTCCCATCCAGAAGTAATCACCATCTTCCTCAATGGTATACACCTGAAAATTATTATATTCAGAATCTTCCTGAATCAAATCAATTAAAGTTAACATTTTATCTCCTTTTCTATATATTATAATTATAATATATAGTTAAATATTTGTCAATAATTATTTACAATCCAATATATTTGCGGGCTTTCGTTTGACAAAGAACTTTAAGTGCGGCGAAATCAACCACAGGATTCTTCATTTTCTTTACCCATTCTCCCGCACATTCAATAAGATCGTTCCAACACATACCAATAAAACGGCCAACCATTTGTCCATTAGTATTGTCAAACTCCTGTTTGTTCATAAGAATTAGTACTTTATTTACACTTTTGGAAAGTTCAGCATTGGTTACCCAACGCTCGACAATTTCTTGTTCAATATCTCCTGGAATATGACCAGCTTTAAAACGTTTTTTGTTTTGCTTATATTCATCAAGTACAAATTTAGCTACAGCATATTCACCCTTATAGTTTTTATAATCTTCATTTTTGATAACAACACCTTCACCTGCATGGTTTGCATTGTCAAGAAGATATATATTCTCGTTAGCAATCTTCTCAATATCTTCAATAGATGGATTCTCAATTGTAGCTAAGGTAGGAGAACAATCCATGGCTCTAACTTATAATCAATTAAAACAGGTTCCCAATCTTCTTTTGGAATAAATTTTTCATCAAGATTAACTATATCAAAGATATAAAAATGTGCCTTAGCTTCTGGATTATAGTCTTTAATAGAGCCTACAAAAGAAGTTAATCCAGTCCACTCTCCATATAAACGGAAGTCTGGATGGTCATTTAGTAGATTATAAATAAGTTTAGGTTCTTCATTATCAGATAGCATCCAAGAGTAAAAGGAAGCGTTATCTTTTTCTTCACTAAGCTCACGATTGCGGGAACCACAACAAATTTTTCCATCGCTTATCCACACGCTTGCATTAGAACCATCAACCTTCGGCTCTATCCGACAAGTGCCTAACAAGATTCCTTCTACATTAGGATTATCTAAACGTTCTACATGAAGATATTTTACGAACTTATTGTTAGTAGCAGTCATTCCATTTTCTCCTTTCTCTATAAGTATATTATACCAAAAAAGAAAAAAGCTGTCAAAGTGAATTGACAGCTACATATTACATAAATAGATATAATTAATTAGACTGGCTAATTTAAAAGTTCCACTTGGCCCTTTGCAATTTGCCGCAGTAAAATCTTCTGTATAATTATCGGATCCTTTTGCCGCAAGTAATCTAAAAGATTTAGCAGTGTGCGGGATAATCGTTAGTTCATAATCTTCTAAATGATTATTTTCAAACATATCTACTATATCTTGAATGAACTCTTGAGTTTTAGGATCCATCTCTTGTACTTGCTCTGGATTAGTTAGCATCTACTTCCACCATTACTGAAAAAGTATTATCATCTTCAATAGCAATATTACTAATAGGATAATTTGCATACTTAGAAACCGTATAGACATCGCAGGGAACAGGTTTAAAACTTTCTTCTGTTCCATCATAACTATGGAGTTCTATTTCTACATGTTCCTCTGGACGAGTATAGCAGAGAGACTGAAGAAATCCCGCAAGCGTCATCTTATTGTCATAAAACATTATTTAGCATCCTTTCTAATCATAATAATTAACTTCCCATCGTCAAAATAAAATTCACTCACAGGAAGATCTGCATACTTTGCAACGTTATGCGCAGTAGCTGGCTTGTCTTCAAATTCGTCTTCTAAATCTACAGGATATGGATTTATAAAGCAGAAGCTAACATTCTTTTCAACCTTCATATCGCCATAGAGAGCAATAAGATTTGCCGCAGTAATTTTCTTAGCCATTGTTAATTCCTCCCTACTCAAACTCTTTAATAATATCAATACCTTTTTGAGTAATAATTCGTCCTCTAGCTCCTTTAGTAATATAACCTTCATTGAGCAAATAAGGCTCTACAGTTGACTCTAAAGAAAGTTTATCAGTGCCAAGAGCTACAGCAATTGTATCAACGCCAACAGATTTACGAACATTAGATAAATATGTAAGATAGTCCATGTCCATTTTATTAAGTCCATATTTGTTAATATCCATAAAATCAAATGCTTCTAAAATAATCTCAGGAGTAATTTCTCCATTGTTCATTACTAAAGCAAAATCTTGAATACGGCGAACATAACTATTAGCAATACGTGGAACCCCACGGCAACAAGCAGCTATAAGTTTTGCACATTTATCTGAGATACTAATATTCATTGCAGTATAAGCTTGTTTTACAATGGTAGTCATATCTTTTTTGTCATAGTTATGAAGTTGAATATGAATTTGGAATCGATTCCTCATAGGAAGTTCAAGTCCTCCAAGTTCTGTGGTACATGCAATCAAAGTAAAATGTGGAATATTTACACGTTGAGGAATACCTTCAATATCAGAATCAACTATATACTGCTCCATTGCTAGAAAAACAACTTCCTGAATTTTTTTCTTTAAACTTTGTACTTCATCAAACAGAATCATGTCTCCTTCTTCAACTTTAAGAAGAATATCCTTAACATCATCAACTGTCTTAATTGCAGGGCAAGAGTATACTTTAAGATTGCATCCAGATTCATTTGCAATAATCTGTGCAAATGTAGTTTTTCCAAATCCTGAACCAGCAGAGAGAAGAACATGGTCTAAACATTCCCCTCTCATTTTAGCTGCCTGGATATACACTTTAAGCATTTTCTTTGCTTTGTCTTGTCCAATATAATCATCAAAAGTTTGTGGGCGGTAGTTTTTAGAATCCAAAGCCATGCTTTTTCCTTTCTCTTGATATAAATATTATATCATAAAGAAATAGACTCGTCAATGATAAGTTTTTCTAATAAAAAACTATCATTAAGCTTAGAATAATCAGTATATGGAATTCTAATAAGTTTTATATTATTATTATCACAATATTCATTTTTAACTTGATCTCTTCGCTGTCGATCTTCCAAAGAATCAGGACAAAAATAAACTTCTTGAAAATGTTGCTTACCATCGTATTCAATACACGTGTTGTAATCAGGAAGGTAGAAGTCAAACCTTAATACATTTTGAGTTTCAGGATTAATACAATCCTTAAAAACTTTTTCTTTCTCAAATTTTATACTATTATTTTCTAATATCTTTCTAATTCTATCCTCTCCTTTGGAGAAAGTATTGCATCCACACGAAGTACGAGAGTTTGATACTATTCTTGATATATCGGCTTCAAATTCTTTACCACATAAGCCACATTTAAATAGACAAATCCATACGTGCGACTCGCCTTGGCTTCTATAAAGTCTTTTTAATAAAGTGTGTTGATTATCTCCTAGTTTTTCTCCAATTTGATGCTCTCTTTCGTGTCCACAGCTTTTGCATCTTCCACTAGCTACATCAGATATAATTGCTTCAAACTCTGTGCCGCAAGAACATTTAAAAATTCCTTTCCACTTTTTATTATTCGTAATAAAAGTACGTCTTAATAAGATCAAACCATTATTTCCTACTAAATCTCCTGAAGAGTATTTTCTAGATTCTTTATTTATTCTTTTATATTTTATTCCAGCAACGTTGAAGGCTCTTGTGACTGTTGAAACACATGAACTAGCTTTTTCAGCAATTTCTTTTTTAGTACAATTAGGATTTTGATAATAAATTTCTAAAATTTCTTTTTGTTTTTCAGTTAACTCTTCCATATTGTTTAACACACTCTCTGATAAAAGAACTCATAGATTTAAACTTATATTCTTTTTGTTTTTTCTTAAATTCCTCAATATCTTCCTGAGATAAGCAAATAGATAATCTACTTGTTTTAGTCTTTTTTTCTTCTAAATATCTCATATTTTTCTCCTTTCATTATATCTTAATAATTATTAATTAATAATTATTAACTTTTAACCATAAAAAAATAAGGGTGACAAGAAAAATCTTATCACCCTAGTTTAAGATTAGAGATACTGTTTCATCTTATCTGCAATCATCTTACGAATTTCTCCCTCTAGTTCCCAGAAAATCGCAATGCGAATTACAATATCAGCACTGTCCGCACGTCCTTGTTTAATATAATCAAAGAATGCGTCAAAAAGATCTCCATCCTCAAGAACTTTTATAATATCTCTATCCCAGATAGCAGCAGACACTCTCTCTTCCGCATCAGAAGTATAGGGATAATAAGCTCCATCATCATTTCCTGTGGCTATGCCTTCAAGATCATAAATATCATCTGAAGTAATATCCCAAAGCACATAATCTTCTAGCGTATAATCAGGATTATCCTCTGCAATTATTTCTTTATAATCACTTGCCCACTCTTGGATATAATCATAATTATCTAAGAAATCATAAGTTGCGTCATAAATCTCTTTTTCATAATCATTATATATTTTCATTAAAAAGCTCCTTTAATAGTATAGGTTAATCCGCATAATCAGTACACTGTATTTCCCAATCCATCTGCATTTCTACATCTTCTTCTGTTGGGAAAAACCACTTACCACGATGTCCTGCCCAATTAAAAGCAATTTTTACTCCAATAGACTCAAGACACTTACGTGCACCGCTAAGCTGATTCCAATAGTCCTTACTAAGCTTTTCATAAGTGCTATCAAAATTATCTTCATCATGAAAACGAACTGCCAAATCTTTACGTTCTTGAGTGTAATTAAACCAATGCTCAATTGCCGCAAGCTCTTCACCGTTAAAGATCTCAAAAGCTTTATTATTTAAAAAAGACATGGTTCTCATAGTTTATTTCCTTTCTCTTTATATTTATATTATATAGTAAAAAATCTCCTTTGTAAAGGAGATTTTTATTATTCTTATTTTATTATATTAAAGCTCTTTTAATTTATCTAGCACATTAGTAATGTTAATAGAGTTCTTTCCAATAGCCATGTCAACATCACGAGAGATGAATAAGACTTCATCAAAAGGCTCCCATTCACGAGGAGATACTTTACTCTTATACATCCTACGAATGACATCTTCTGGAACGCGAGCTAGCCCTGTACGAGCTTCATTTTGCTTAATAGCTACAGGCAAAGGTGTCTCAATCCACAGTCCTACAATCCTTGTATCCTTTGGTACAGAAATATTATGGAAAAGCTTGCGGCGAGAGCCTACAGTAATGTGCGTAGCATCCGCAATTACATATTTATGAATCTTTAAAGCTTCAGTGATTTGTTCATAGAAGCGACGAGTTACCTCTTTTTCATACTTAAAATATTCATCGCCAGGCTTAAGCAAAGCAAAACGAATAGCATCACGAGATACAATGATAGTATCTTCATGGTATTTCGCAAACTGTTTAGCTACAGTTGATTTCCCAACAGCTGGTGGAACCATCATTACTAACAGAGTGTTTTTCATATTCATCCTTTCTTTATATATCTTATTTTATCAGAGAAAGAATGTATTGTCAATATATATTTTTATTCACTAATCTTAATTATGCTTTCAAAAACACAACAGATGTTATTATTACCTCCATAAGGTTCGCTCAAGTCTAGGTGCTGATGTCCATGAAACCAACTTGCTTGCGGAAATTCGTAATATACTGCATCTAAAAAACTCTGTTCATAGAATGGAAACCTTCTGTCACTGCGAAGAGCTGCCCAAATAGTATTACAAAAGATAGCTGGTGATTGGTGAGAAAAAATAAAATCTACTTGTTTATTCTCCAATCCTCTTTTCCAATAGGCTAAAAGTGATTGTAGGTGGCTGATATTTATTCCTTCATTTGTCCACCAGCTCAGCCCTTGAACTCTATATCCAATTCTTTCTTTCTTTAAGAACTTAATCATATCCTTTTCATGCGGGTAAGCCGTATATGTTGCGTCAGTAGACTCAGCTCCACCAATACATAAACACGTTTCTCCGCATATCTTAAGAAAGGCCGCAGATGTTACTAAAAAGATATTTTCATAAACCTTGCCTCCAGCACGAGCTTGCCGCAAGTCTCCTGCTAAAAGATTAATACTTTCATTGCCTTTTGCGCTAGGACAAGACTCCCACCAATCAACATTGTCGTGATTGCCTCTAATAAATAAGAACGTATATTTTTGTTCACTAAGCCAGTCAAGCACATATTGACTTTGTTTATGAGATTCATAAGGCCAGCAGAGAGCAGTGTCTCCTAGCTGAACCATTACATCTGTTTCATCCAATTCCCGCAATTCAGGATGTTGATTAAAGGAGAATCTATTAATATTACCTCCATGAGTGTCTCCTGTGATATAAATGTTATTCATTTTACTTAGAACCTTTCCTCTATTTCAAAATGAGTTACTTTGTCAAGGTTGATTCCAACACTGGTATTATCTTCAGGAGATAAAATAAACATCAGGTCTTGAGAGCTGATATGTTGTTTAGAGAATCCTTCTGTGGCAATGAACTCTACAATATCTTGACTAATCTCTACAGAATAAGTTTCTTTATTGTCAAAATAGAATGTTGCGAGATATTTCGCATCTTCTTTTAGAATGTTGTCTTCTTTTGATCTGTCATCTTCTTTTGGTTTGTTCTCTTCTATCTTTACAAGCTTAATATTACTATTTTCCAGTTTGTCCCCTTTTATCTTTGCAAGCTCAATATTACTATTTTCCAAGAGGTCAAAAGGAACTTCAATTAAGTCATTCTCTATGCGGAAACCGACTCTGTAATAGCTTCGTTGTGTATCAAACGTAATATTATCTAAGATAGCGAGTTTATCTCCATATAAAAATAAATCTCCTTCTTCCATTCTATCTCCATTACTGTAATATGGAAAGTTGGACATATTATTCTCCTTTCTCTTTTCTTTTATTATATATCCATTTTCCGCATCTGTCAAACGTATTTTATATCTCCTAAAGGTAGTGTAAGAAACTTTTTCTTGTGAAAAAATTTTTTATATGTTATAATATATATATCGAGAGAAAGGAAAAAGAAATGGTATATAACACTAAGGAACAGGCTGTACATGCTTTAATCGAATCCTTTAATTGCATTCCTTCGTGGCTTATCACAGATAATATGGAGGATAATTATGAAAACTGGACAATCTGTGAACAGATTGAAGAATGGGATGATGAAAAGCAGGACTACACTGTAGATTATACAGACTATGGTGAATTTCCTATGTGGGGATGGGTTTGGGATCCTTCTACCTGGATTTCTTATGAATGGATGAACGAACATCGTCATGAGTTGATGGATATTGGTTTCACCATTATTGAAAACGAGTATGAAGATTTCTGGTGTCTTGGCATTAATGGTGCGGGATATGACTTCTATGAAGCCCATTGGACTCCACTTTATGATTTGTACGACTTTAAGTGGCATAAAGATTAATAAGATAAGCTTTAAGTGGTTAAGGGAAAGGAAGATATAATATGGAATCTGTAAACGCTTTAGTAGGAATCTTAGGGGAAGAAAATCAGGAGAAAATTAAGAATGAGCTTACTGATTTTATTATCCAAGAGTGCGAAGAAGAGATTCAAGATCGTGATTTTTGTTTAATCTTACATGACGTAGATCGATTGATGGAAGATCTCTATGAAGAGATTTATGGTGAACTTAAGAATACTCTGAAAGAGATGTATGTTAAACGTATTAGCGAACAGTTTGACGAAATTATTCAGAAGCTAGGGATTTAAGTTATATAAAGAGAACATTCTTTGCGCTTAGGCTCTGTAAAAGGAATATTCTTTACACTTATTGAATAGTTGAAAGTGTTTTGAGAGATTGATTAGCATTTGCCGCAAGTTTAGTAGCTTTAATTTTTTGTTTTGAGAGAAGAGGATAGAATGGATGTAGATGTAACTCTAGATATGTTGAGAACAATTGAGACTCAAGCGCCGCAATTGCTTGAGATGTATAAACAACAAACTTATGCTTTGTTGGGTGTAGCTGGAGCACTATTAATTATAAGTCTTATTATTGGTCTGTATATTTTTGCTAAAGTAAGAAGGTATAAGAAGATTTCTGAACACTGTCTTTCTTCTTTTGAGATTATTTTAGACTATTATTTTGGAAGATTGCTAGTAGCTATTATACTTGCGGCCTTTGGTTTAGTACTTCTTTCGTCTGGCTTATATAATTTGTATATGATAAACTTTTTCCCGCATGAGTTTTTGTTAAATATGTTGTTTTCTTAGGAGGAGTTTTAGCTCCTTCTTTTTTTTATCTTCTATTGGATAGATATGAGTTGCTCTGTAAGAGCAACGAATAGTGAGCACGAATGAAAATGAGTGCGAGCAGTGAAGATCCAAGAGTGAAAGTGAATGTGCGGGCAGAGGTGTACAAAAAGTGCGATGCTCGACATTTTTGTACAATTTTATTAGCTATGCAAAAATATCGAAGGGTGCGTACAAAAATGTCGAAGGGTACGTACATAAATGTATCGTACTAATATAACACTATAACAATAATATAACAAAGCGTAAGTTTTCTGAAGGAAAACTTACGCTAGGCAGACTTCTTTTTAATTTAAAAATCGTACAAAAACTGCTAGGCTTGAGTGATTATAATATGTTATATTAAACTGTCTAGAAAGTTGTGAATGGTGTGTCTAGATTTTGGGTTTTATTATAATAAAGTGGACAAAACATTAAAAATCTGGTATAATAGAAATAGTTATATTCAGGAGGTATTTTTAATGACAGATAGACGTGTTACTATTTTATTTACGCAAGAGCAGTATGAGAAAATGAACGATGCTCTTTCTCAAACGATTTATAAGAATTTATCCCAATATATTCGAGAAACAATGGAGATGATCTCAGATCTTATTATTTCCTCCGATGAAATGGAAGTTTTATTAGTTACAAATGAACGAGATAATGGCAGTGTCTAAGATTTGGGAGTGCCTGTCTAGAAATTGGGAATGGGCGTCTAGAAATTGGGAAGAAACTGTCTAAGATTTGGGAAGTGAGAGTTAGGGTGTCTAGATTTTGGGAGCAAATCGTCTAGAAATTGGGAAGAAACTGTCTAAGATTTGGGAGCAAAGTGTCTAAAAAGTTGTGAAACCCTATTAATCATATTAATCATATTAATCATATTAATCATGCTCGCAGTTTTGTTTTTAAGGTGTATTATATGAATAAAAGTAAAAGAACTAGAGTTGAATCTGATTTTAGATTCTTAAAGCAACGAGGTCTAAAGCCTAATGTGTTATTTGCAATTAGAACTTACTCTTTTTATGATTCAGTTACTGGAACTCGTAAGATCTTAAAGAGTGAAGTCAGTGGACGTAAATTATCTAGGAAATTGTGTGATGCCAACAAGGATAATGTTACCAAGAGTGTGACTATTCTTAGGAGTCAAGGTGTATTGAAAGAAGATGGAGAGTTTTATTTAGTTTCTGATATTCCGCAACAAAGAAGTTCTAGAGAAGTTTCTACTGATTTTATGAAGAGAATGTTGAGAGATCGTAGTAGTGACTATACTTTAGTATATTTATGGCTTAACCGCAGACTGTCACAGAAAAGAAGCCAAGGTAAGTTTCCATTCTTTTCTATTGGAGATATTATCAAAGGAATTTATTTATATGAAACTCGTAATGCTAAAGTATATAAGAAGATCCAAACTATTTTAATTGATATGCTTATAGATGGTACTGTAGATTGGGGTACTATAAAAATTGACAACACATGGTTGAAATATATCAAAAGCGTAAATGAGAACTTTGTATTTAATGAATCTATTTCCAAAGAGTATGAAAAGATTTTTGACACAATTAATGATTCAGTAGATACCGATAAGAACTTTGATATGACTATGGAAGAAGTAGAATTGTATAAAGATCTTGGGCGAGAAGAGTCAAAGAAAGATTCTGTTGCAAACTATTTTGAAGATGATGAAGATCTGCTTGATTTCCCCTTCTAAGTGATTTCTATAGTTGTTTTCTGTATAATGTTGTTTAATTAATTCTATTAGAAAAAATCGACAGCTATGAGGTATATCCGTCTAGATTTTGGGAAGTTATAGGTTTTTGTACGATTTGTTATAGGTTTTTGTACAGCAAATTATACATTTTTCTATAAGCTTATAGTTTTTTGTACAGTTAGTTGACACTTAAAAAATTTTTTGATATAATAATTTATGTCAGATGGAGAAAGGAATTATATGTACCCAAGGTATTATTCTAATTTAGAGTTAGACAAGGATGAAGTTTTATATATCATGGAAGACTTGCGGGATGCGGGTATCCTTGTGCCGCACACTTCAGAATTAGCTTATATTTTGGGTATAGAGATTTCTGGAGACATTAACTTTATTATTGCTTTAGATGACGTTTTGCAGTCATTGTTTGATAGTAATGAGTTGTTTACTAGTGAAGTAGTAGCTGCTGGATATGTGGAGATTTATGTTTAAAGAAATTTTTTATCCTACTGACATGGTTAGGTATTTTAAATGGTTGACTATTGTTAGGGTATTTTGTTTGGTTGGTGTAACTATGTTCTTTGGACTAGAGCTGTATTGTTCTATGTTGACAGGTTATCACTGGCATTATGTTATTGTTAATTTATTACTGATTCTTGGATTGGTAATTAGTATTTGTATTAGCGTGTTAGATGTGGATAACTATAAAGATGGTTGATGAAAAAAAGGTCAGGATTAACATTACAGTAAATCCTAGTCAATATGAAATATGGAAGAAAGAGGCGTCGCATAGAGATATGTCTCTTTCTAGTTTTATTAGACATTGTGTTACTTTTTATTTGCGGGCAGTGGAAAAGTATAAAAAGAGTAAGTAAAGGGTGTGTAAAATAGTAAGAAATGCTTGCTCCAATGGGAATTGGTTACGCTCACTATTCATACCCCCCGTCAACTAAAATTTACAAAAACCAATTTTTCACTTTCCGCATTCTCTTCAAGACTTTGAGTATGCACTTTCTTAATTTTCTGTTGTCAAAGTAACATATCCTATTTTCATTTTCAAAAATGGCTATGTCAAGTAGAATTTTCATTTTCAACGCAATGAATATTGAATTTTCATTTTCAAAAAAGGAACAGACAGAATTTTCATTTTGAAAATCCATGTCCCGCATTTTTCATTTTCATTCTCATTTTGAAATCTCATTTTCAACCTTATCTCTTGGAAGAGAAGCCTCTTCTTTAGAGTAAGCAGATGAAAATAATACTTGTCAAATATATATCTTATATGATATAATAAATATGTCAAAAGGAAAGGAAATAAGAAACATAGCTCTTAGGTTCCTAAAAATCCTTCTTGACAAAGAAATAAAAGCCCGATATAATATAAGTATCAAAGGAAAGGGAAAAGCTCTTTCCAATAGAGAAAGGAAATGAAAATGGCTACTCGTAAGGAACTCTTTGCACGAATCGCTGATGTAATGTTTGAGAACGAAGAAGTAGTTGAAATGTGCAACAAGTACATCGAACAGCTCTCTACTCCCCGCAAGAAGACTGTAAACAAGGCTGCAGAAGAGTTTGCACATGGTGTTGCGACTTGGATGTCTGACTACGAGGGTGAAGAGCCTATCACTCTTAAGGTAGCGGCTGAAGCTTTGGATGTTTCTTGGCAGAAGGTGAATGCGGCGATGCGTTTCTTGATTAACGAAGGTGCGGTTGAGATTGTGCCTGGAGAAAAGGCTAAGGATCCTAACACCTACGTCTTGGTATCCTAAGCTAAGACGAAAGATAAGGAGAGCTAAGATAATCCTAATAAACTTAGCGCTCGGTCAGGGGTTACAGAGAGAGGAAGTGGCTGACCACACTTCCTCATTATCTAAGAGAAAGAGAAGCTACCTACCATGAAATATACATTTAAATATAAGGGTGCGGAAAAGACAATCGAAATCCCTGACGAATATATTGCAACTCAGAAGAGAACGCTGGGACTGTCCAACAAAGAAGCTATTGATCTTTATTTGTTTGATGAAGGATATGCGGAGAATGAGTTTGTTAGTGAAATGACTGAGAAGGCTAAAAAGAATAAGTCTCAATCAGCTGGACGCTCTAAGCGCAAGGCTCCCAAGAGGAAAGAAGATCCTACCAAACGAGCTATGATAGCTTTTCTGTTAGATAGTCTTATCGATGTGCCGCAATCGTATAATTTAGAAATAGAATGTCCTACGGTTGTAAATCCAGAACGTATTATCTCTTTCACTATTGGAGAAGATACATACGAACTTACTTTATCCAAGAAGCGTAAATAAACAATTCGAAGAACCTCAGCATCATATTCCTTTCGTGTGTGCGGCAATAGCCACAGATGCTGACGGTATACTTCCTTTCTCTGATCCCAGAAGGTGGTAGCTCTGGGATCTTTTTTTGTATATACACACAGACTCATTTCCATGGATCTAAAGCGTATGAGTTAGGTTGCGGGATATGGGGATCCATACCTCCCTGGGAAGAATCCCCGTTCGATGAAAATTTGGCGTATAGGCGCCACAGCAGCTATTGCGGCCAAACACGGCTCGTTCTCTACATGTAGCACTATAGCTCGCATTTGTCAAGCATTTCCCGCAATCTTCACAAAATCTCCACATGCAGCCTAGTTTCCTCGTAAACCTGCTCGAGTTGTAAGCGCGGATATTGTCCGCGGTAGCCTCACCCCGCATGATCATGTTAGCACGAAACAACCACCAACGCAAGAACTTTTTTAAGCCATTTTAAGCCATTTTAAGCCTCTGTTTTTTCTAGGGTGACTAACTATTCATGAAAAATAAAAACCTACCCCTAGAATGGCTTAGAATAGTCTTAAAATTGAAAATAAATGAACTAACTAGACCAGATAAAACAAGGCATAAAAAAAGGGGAGTTAAAAACTCCCCTAAAAACTTTTTGTTTTTAAATAGCCTGGTAAGTTACGCGAGGCTTTCCGTTTACCTTTTCGTAGCCTGCCTTTTCAACAATCCCCAGGTTGATAGCAGTTCGCATACACCCCGCGCCCTGGTCTGCTGTAATCAAACCTGGTACGTTTTCAATAACCCAATCAGTAGTTACAGGTTTTCCGTGAGCTTTCATTTTTTCCGCTGCTTCCTTTGCGCGCTCTTCACGTTCGATTTGATCCTTAGACTTTGTACGTGGTGACTTTTTAGCGTTTTCTGCTCGCTTGTCGGCTGCTTTCGCCATGGTATCAAGCTTTTTTAGCAATGCTTCATTCTCGCAACCTAATTCCTCAAGAGCCTTAACAGCCATGTGAAGAGCAGCGCGGTTTGTGATAGAGTTCATGGTAGCCATAATTTTTTTCCTTTCTCTTTTTTCCTTGTGGCTTAATCTTACACCTTATTTCCTAAAGTGTCAAGAACTTTTTTAAGTTCTTAACTTTTTATTCAGTTGATAAGGTGCGGTGTCAATTGGTTTGTGTTCCCTCTGACAACATAAATACTACGCCTGTTTGTGGTTGCTGTCAACAACTTTTTCAAAAATTTTTTGAACTTTTTTAAGGCGTTTTAAGGCTTTATTTTTCTTAGGGGTGAATAACTACTCACTAAAATATAAAACCTAGTCTTAAACGGGTTTAGAACGTCTTACAGGGATATTTTAGTACGTTTTAATAGGTCGTTTTGTGTTTGTTTCCAATAGTGACAAAACAAAAAATAAGGCGGGAAATATCCCGCCTGGTAAATTATTTGTATCCAAGTTCTTTAGCGATTTTTGCAGCATCACGCCATCCTTGTCCCTTACTGTGGCGTGCTTTTTTGTTGCGCTTAAAAGCTGTTAACAAAATTTTGAGTTCTATTTCACAGTCAGACAGCGCGGTGTGCTGTTCGTTAAATTCTAAGTCTTGCAAAATATATTTTCCTACTGTATCTGCGTTAGTTCGTGGATTACCTGACTCTGTAATAAAATCGTGTTCATAACACCACTTAACATATTTTTTAGTGTTGCAAATTGTTGAGCCTGAATAGTCCCATATATCGCGCCATCCCGTTTTGTATGGCATAAAATAGCGTCTAAAACCGTTTGATTTTTGCGCAATAGTAAAATTGGTACTTTTCTGATCGTAGCGAGCATTGAACGCCCACACATCGCGGATCCCGTATTCCTTACATACTTGTTGCACGGTTTGCCATATTGTCAAAGTGTCCGCGAGTTGCCAGTCTGTACCAATTCCCGCAAAGTATTGCGGGAGCTTGTCGGCATAATAGGCGCTACTCATAAGCTTCTTGTTTGTGATAACGTCACTATTTGCGAATGAAAAGCATTCATACACGCGCCCCTCGCGGTCGGCAACGATAGCGCCAAAGTCATAAAATAATGCGCTTTCGCCGTGTGCTTTCCCGTCCGTGTGGTTGAACGCGTCCACGCCCTCTGTATCGACTACTAAAAAAGGTCGGCTCATTTGAATGTTTCCTCTCGTGTATCTGTTTAACTTACATAGATAATAGTAGCACTACACAAGCAGAAAGCAAGAACTATTTTTTTAAGCATAAAAATATTTTTTGTAAAGGGGTAAGCATAAATATTTTTTTTGTCAAATGGTTAAATTTTCCAAAAGATAGGAAAAAATTATAGAAAAAAGACTTGATTTGCGGCTAAAGTTGTGCGGTTGATGGTCAAAAATGCATTTTTGTGTAGTTTTTTGCATGTTTTAGCGTTTTTCAATGGTCAAAATTACAAAAATGAGTAAAAATAGATAGATTTTTTCAATAAATGGAGATTTTCTGTGCGTTTGGTAACAGTTTAGTAACATTTTTGTAAAAATACTTGACTTTTTAGGAATCAGGAAAGAAATATTTTTTTAAAATTTTTTGAAAAAAGTTCTTGACAAGGGTCGCGCGACGTGGTAAAATTTTTCGCCCATACGCGGTTTAATAGTTGTGTGTTTTTTGTGAACAAAAATAGAACAAATGTTCGACCACTCAGAATGCCCCTCAGACCGCATGTAATGGAATCTAAGCGAGTTAACCTGGGTTAACATTAGTGCATTTTGCAAGGGGTTGACAAAAGGTGAAACATGCACGAGAGCCAATGAGAGCCATTCTAAGGTGCCATTTGCTGCACCCCTTAATTAAAAGTCAATAAGAGCCTGAAACAAAAAATAAAGCCTAGAAATGAATCTAGGCTTTTTGTTTTATTTAGCTAGTCCAAAAGCTAGCGTTAAAAGAGCGAGGAGTAAAAGAAAGCTCACTATTATTTTTAAGATTCCTTTTGCCCTCCCCTCCAAAAATAAGAACTCTGTAAATGTGGCTTTTCTAATACGTCCTTTTCTGGTAGTTATTTCGATACTATCCCAGTCACAAAGCATTGCATAGAAATAGATAAAATTGATAAAAGCAACAATTGCAAACAGGATCCAGGTACAAACATAATAGAACATTTTTTCCTCTTTCTGTTGTGTTGTTCTTTCTGTTAGTAATTATAACAGAATAAAAAAGTTGGTGCAAGTAAAAAGTTTTTAAGTTAGCATTTGATTTACTAACATAGTGAATAACGGGTCGTTTACAATTTTGTACAGGTCACAAGTAAATAAATAAATTTTAGCTTGCGAGACACTAATAAGGCACCACCCCTTTTTTTTCTTAAGATTTTAACCCAATAGGAGGGGTTCATAGAAAACAAGACACAACACGAAAGAGAATAAGCAAACCCCTCCTAGTCGGTCAAATCGTTTAGCAAGCCCCGCAAGATAGATAATAAATAACGTGGCTGGCTTGCGTCAATAGTTGCCCCTTGCCATTTTTCCCTCACCTCTTGGGAATCGTCCACTAGAATAGAATTTTTAATTTTTGCCACGCGGTGTTTAGGCGTTCCATATTTTACCACGTGAAATTCATTAAATTCTAATCCAAGGGAATTACACCACTCTTTCTTGCGCTTCTTTACCTCGCGGGTGAATTGCACGCTTGCTCCTTTTGCACCCCAAGAGATAACACCTACCGTAATCCCCAATGCTTTGAACGATTGGATAATCTTTTGCAGTTGTGCAACGTTTACAAGTGGTTTAGCTTGTTTGTAGGGTGTCGCGTCGTCGTGGGTGATCTTGTAGCACCAATTATTTACACTGTAAAGGTCTGCTATTGTCCCGTCCATATCAAAATAAATTGCGTCCATTTTAAACCCCTAAAAGTGAAAGAGTTGATAAAACTAACAAGAATAATATTACTACAAGAGTGAACCCCGTGCAAGTGCTTTTATTCATTGTTTACCCCTTTCTAAAACACGTGAAACATTTGTACTAAAACTAGCCAACCCATAAAAAAGAATAAAAAATACCTAATAGCGACACCAATAAGCGTTCCGATGAGCTTTACAAATTCCATCATTGTCTTTCCCTTTCGTCTGTGTGTTTACCTTACATAAGAAATAGTACAGGAACACAACCCAAAAGTAAATAGTTAAAACTATTGATAAAACCTATTGATTTTTCTCTTGCTATGCGCGGCAAAATGACTATAATAATAAATGTAAGGAGGTAAGAGAAATGAAATAAACAAGCCAACATAGTCACGACCCTGAGTCATTCGCACAACGCGTAGGCGATACGCGGCACCAGGATTCCTGGAGTGTGTTTATAAAAAAATAAAAAAAGAAAAAAATAAAAAGGCTCCGAAGAGCCTTTTTACTATTCCTCCTCGTCAAAAGAATAATCATACATTTTTGCGATGTGTTGCATTGCGTCCACGACTACATCATTAGACAGGTAGCGCGACAATTCCTCAAGTACGCACAACTCATCCAAGTAGTTCGCCAAATCGCACATCATATCAAAGCCATTCATTTTTGTTCCTTTCTTTCGTGTTTCCTGATATTGATATAATACCACCCTTAACGCGGTTGTGTCTAATAGCTTTTGCCAATAGGTTGCGGGATAAAGGATAGGAAAAATAAATAGAAAAAGTTTGCAAAAAAGTATTGACAGCACCCTACGCGAGGGTGTATAATTTTCTGCCCGTGCACGGCTCTGACCTGCGCTTTTAACCATGGTTAACTTTTGCCGCAACAAAAAGGCCGAGCATTCGCCCGACCTTGCAACTATTCTATTTGTTCTATGTTGGCTATGTAGCCTGTGCTCCGTTCCCATTCTTGAGCCGCTGCAAACGCTGCTTCTTTGTTCTTGTAATGCTTGATCAAGGGGATCAAGTTGCCGTTCTCGTCAAGATCATATTCACCAACAAAATAAACTACATACATGTTCTATTCTCCCTCGTCCTCGTCCTCGAATAGTTCGGGTACGTCATAATCCCAATTAGTAGCGATAAAACGCAAGACCTCCACGAGTTGATCAGTTGGTAATGCTCGCAATAGTTCATCAAGTATTAGTTCGGTTCCGCCTTGTTCGATCATCGCCTGGGCTGCTTCGTAGGCTTGTGTGGCGTTCATCGTGTGCCCTCCTGTCTTGTGTGGGTTGGCTAGTTGTAAAGGTCTGATTGTGGATAGAACTCATAGTCATCATCTGAAACGCAATCGATAACATAAATAGGTGTGATCGGTTCCGCGAATGTTGGCTCAGTGTAAAACTCTTGTAGCCGTTCTAATGTTTGGAGGTAGTTATTGCAATGAGTACCGTTTTTGTGAGCGAACCAATACAGGCGTTCACCTTTTTTCATGCGCGCGATGGTTTCAGCGTCAATCATAAGATCAATAGCTTGATATTCGCTAACATGATCATCGGAACACGTGCGGCATAGCTCATGCATTTCAACAAATAAATCAACACTAAGCATAATAATTCCCTTTCGTGGTTTCGTCTTGCCTTTCGATACAACTATATTACACCCGATCAAGGCGAAAACTCGCGGCGTTGAGCGTTCTCCACAAAGTCTCCACACTTGCCACTCACCGATTAAAACGACCGTTCACCGATAGGTACTTGACAAATGGGGGGGGTGGTTAGAGGACTGTTAGAATGTTTACCTCGGGAAACTTTTGCCCTGAGCAATTTCCCCTCCAAAGTCATTTTTACCCTTTTTCTAGTACGAGAACTCTACGCTACTAATTCTGTGACGAGTTCCATCGGTAAATTCTACCATTTTTCCGCTGCATTTGACAATCGCATAGCTTTTACCCTTAAATTTACAAATCGCTTGGCCGCAATAAACCTTTCCATTTTTGTCTCTTGGAGGTTCAACCATCCTTGGAGCTTTCTTAGGCTTTTCTTTCTCAAAAAGTGGATAAGTACTTCTTACAGCATACTGAAAACTTCTCTTGGACATATTTCTACAAAAGTTAGTTCCAAAACCCATTTTATTTCCTTTCTTCTATACTTATATTATATAATATATCATTTTCTTTGTAAAGAAAATATTTTATGGACTAATTTTGGTCAAAGCAGTATAAAAAATATTGGTCTTTTTTAAAAAATTTTTAGAAAGACTATTGACAAGCGATACTGCAGATGCTATAATGATTGAGTAAGTTAAAGCTATAGAAAAGGAGACTTACTTGAGATTTGATTATAGTTTAAAAACTCCAGAAGATAGAATTGAATACGTTAATAAAATAATAGAAGAAACAAAAGGAGACATCTCCCCGCAATATCTTTCCTATATGAGTGATTATATTCTTTTTGTAACAGATAAAGATCAAACAAAGAAAGAACATAAAAAAGAGCATCCTATTGTTACAAAGAACAGAGAAGTAACAATCAATAAACGACAAGTTTCTTTTGAAGAAATAGTTTCTAATCTAGAGAATGGTGAAGATGGTCTTTATGCCATGATTTCCAATGACAAGAATCAAATCATGGATAGAAGAGAAAAGATTTCTCAAGAAGAAATAGATGAAAACCCGCAAATTAAAGAAAGTCTAGAATTAATTAAAACTCTCCAGAAGCAGTTTGAAAAAGCACAAGGACTTGCTAAGTATTCTCTCAAGAAGCAAATTATTGAAACTTGGCAGCAAGCTTATATTATGCGGGCATCCGCTAAAGGCGTTCCTACTAGAGGAAAATCTTCCAATCAAATTAAAACGATGGCTCATATGGATTTAACTGAAAATATTGTTTTAGATGAAAACCAAATGCCAAAGTCTGATGGAGCTATTACTTTATTCAACCCTGAGCATGTTTCTTTCTTACTTTGTTATTATTCTCAGCTAAAGGAAGAAAGTTGGGATGACTTTTATTCAGATATGCGTTTTCTCCTATTGGATTTAGAAAACTTAGTAGATGAAGCACTAGAAAATGAACCCATTCTTTATGATCTCTTAATCTGGAAAATTGATGGAAAAACCAATGAAGAGATTCAGAGATTGATGGAATCAAACTATGGAGTTCAACATAATGAACAATATTTTTCTACACTTTGGAGAAAGAAAATTCCTAGACTATTAGCTGAACAAGCTCAAAAGAATTGGCTTATTTGGTATTATACTAATGAGGAATATGGCGAATGGAAAACGTGCGGCAGATGCGGCGAGACTAAGTTAGCACATCCTCTTTTCTTTTCTAGAAACACCTCTAAAGATCACTACTATAGCATTTGCAAAGAGTGTCGCAGGAAGAAATAAAGGAGTATTATGCCAGGTGGAAATTTAATCTGCTCAAAATGCGGCAGGTCAAAGAGAGAGACAGAGTTCTTCAAGATGAAAACTGGAGAACGCTGCTCTCTTTGCAAAAGCTGTTTAACAATGTATATAGACAATAGGAAACCAGAAACATTCTTGTGGATTCTTGAAATGTTTGACGTTCCCTATATTGAGCATTTGTGGATTGAGCAGACGAACAAGACATATTTAAAAGATCCGCAAAAGTTTGGGTCAGGCTCTGTTATTGGCAAATATATTAGAGGAATGAATATGGCTCAGTATTGTAATTTCTCTTTTGCGGACAGTGATAAATTAAATAAAGAATACTACTATGAAGTAAAGCCTCCAGTAGATGAAGCTAGAGAAAAAGAATTAAAAGAGAAATATGATAATGGCGAAATAAGTTTTGCTATGTATCAAACTTTATCTAATATTGCGGGGCAGCCTTCTTCAGCTCAAGATCCAACCCCTAGAGAAATCTCTGTGGAAGGTCAAACTAGCGTGGAAGATATTGCTGATAGTGAATTCGTTTTTAGCCAAGAGGATTTAGACAATATCAAAGAAACTCAAGAACTAGAAAAAATAGAAGAAGAAAAATTAGATGATCTAGAAGAAGAACCTGAAGTTGAAGAGGATGAGCCAATAGAGGAAGAGCCGCTATCTCCGCAAAACGACCGTCCGCAATTTATTCCAGACTTAGGGATAGATGAAGGTAAAATTTCAGACGAACTTACTGAAGAAGATATTAAATATCTAATGGTAAAGTGGGGAATTAACTATAGACCTTCAGAATGGGTTAAACTTGAAGAGCAATATCAAAAATATGCTAGTGAATATGAATTAAATGCGGACAGAGAGGACATCTTAAAAAAGATTTGTAAAGTGTCTTTAAAGATGGATCGTGCACTGGACGTAGATGACTTTTCTAGTTTTCAAAAATTATCTGCTACTTTTGACTCTCTCCGCAAATCTGGCAAATTTACAGAAGCTCAAAACAAAGAAGAGGAAACGAGAGATCTTGACTCTATTGGAGAGCTAGTAGCTTTTGTTGAACGTGAAGGCGGAATAATTCCAGAAAAAGATAATCCAATAGAATATCCGCAAGATAAAGTAGATTTTACAATTAAAGATATGCAAAATTATGTAAATAGACTTGTGCGGGACGAGCTTGGACTTGGAGAACTTATTGAAAGCTATATTGAAAAAGCTGGTAAGCAAAAGAGCGATAGCGTAGAAGATATTATGCACAGTAGCTTTGAAGAAGAAGAAGTTACCGAGGAAGAACAAAAGAGTTTTCAAGATTTCTTAATGGAAGAAATTGAGAATGAAAGCTTTAGACTGGCGGAAGGAGACTTCTAGTGAGTTTAAAAAGCTTATTAAAAACTACTTTAAAGATAGATAAAACGAATAAAGTAGTAGAGATAGATAAGGATAAAATTAGAGAGAATCTTGAGAGTTATCAAGATATTATTGCCTATTGGAGAAAATATCCTGATAAATTTATTGATTATCTTTGTTCTATGAATCCTGATAATACTTTTCATTTTTATTATTTTCAAAGAATTTACCTAAGAATTGTAATGAGGTATAAAACAGTTTATGCTGTTTTTAGTCGAGGTTTTTCTAAATCTTTCCTTGCGGTTTTATCTTTGATGATAAAAGCTGTTTTGTATCCTAGAGCCAAATTAGCTACTGTAGCAGATGGTAGATAAAAATAATAATTATAAAGATTCTAGTATTTATTTAAATAGAAAACATTCAAAATATTATAATTATTATTATGCCGTTTCATAGGGGAACCTATGTTATTATTATCGCGGAATTAAGCGGAGAAGCCTGGAATGGTAATCCGAACCGAAGGCTGTGTAAAGCGCAGTCAGGGGCAACGCATAGGAAGTGAAAAGATATAATCTTCCCAAGAGGCCGCGACTTCTCTTAAAAGAGAAGAAAAGATATGCTGAGCTAATACGAATCAAGAAGTATTAGAAGCAAGAGATAAAAAACTCTTGCGATAACATAACTGAAAGCACAGTCAGCACAAATTCTTTCTTCTAAAATGCAAGAAATTTGTCAATTAATTCCTGCACTTGCGAATGAAATTATCTGGGATACTAGAGGAAAAATTGCACAGACTAGTCAATCTAAAGACCAAGTAACTTATAGTTTTAAAAATGGTTCTACAATTCAGAATGTTGCAATGACAGAATCTACTCGTGGTGCTCGTTTTCAAGGATTATTAGTAGAAGAATGCGCAAAGATTGACCAGGATAAATTGACAGAAATTATTATGCCAACTCTCGTTATTTCAAGACAAGTAAATGGAACAGTAGACCCTAAAGAGGTTCTAAATCAAAGTTCTGTTTTTGTAACGAGTGCAGGGTTAACTTTAGGCTCTGCTAAAATCCCTTTAATTGCTGGAACATCCTATCTGCTGATAGCAGCTTAGGACAATCAGCAGCCAAGCTATTTAGGAGAAAAATGAGAAAATTATATGGAAGCATTTTCCTAGATAGAAGGTTCAACGACTAGTATTTTATACGTACACTATAAGCGATTGATAGTGGAAATGGGGGATGCGCGAAAGCGTAAAGATATAGTCTAATCTGTGTGGTAACATACAGCAGTTCATAGGAGAACGTGCAAGAATTAGCGACTCTTGCAGAATATAAATGATAAAGACACGTACAGCTATGATAAATTAATTCAAACATTGTGTGAAATGGTTGGTAAACCAGAAGAAGCCTTTATCTTAGGAGGCGGCTGGAAGATTCCTGTTGTTGAAGGTCTTCAGCCTGCAAACTTTATTCAATCTCAAGAGATGGATAACTCTATGGACGAAGCAGGTTTTGACCGAGAATATAATAGTATTTGGGCAGGTAATATTGAAGGAGCCTTCTTTAATTCTAGCAAATTTGACCAGTGTAGAATTCTAAATATTGCGGAAACAAAGTATAATAAAGGTATCTCTTCTAAAGGATATTATGCTCTTGGAATCGACGTTGGACGAATTGGCTGCTCTACAGAAGTGGTTGTAATAAAAGTAACTCCAGCACCTACAGGGGTTGCAGTTAAACAAATTGTAAATATTTATACTTTTGAAGAAGATCACTTTGGTTTACAAGCTATTAAAATCAAAAGGCTATTTAATCAATACAAATGCAATATTGCTGTTGTTGACGGTAATGGTTTAGGCGTGGGACTTGTAGACTTTTTAGTTGAAGATCAAATTGATCCTGATACAGATGAAACTCTGTATAATTGGGGAGTCTACAATGACGAAGAACGTGTTTATAAAAAATTTGAAACTCCTGATACTATTCATAATGCTATGTATATTATGAAAGCTAATCAGCCATTAAACTCAGAGATGTATTCTTATTGTCAGTCTCAATTGCTATCTGGCAAACTAAAATTCTTAATAGATGAAAATGTTGCTAAAAATAAACTTATGGCTCAAGCTCAAGGAAAGAAAATGTCTCCTAATCAAAGAGCTGATTATTTGCGGCCATACGTTGAAACAAGCATCTTAAAGTCACAATTGATGAACCTTGTCCAAGAGAACGAGGGTGCTAATATTATTCTAAAGCAAGCCTCCCGCAAGATTAAAAAGGACAAAGTTTCAGCTTTAATATATGGACTATATTGGTGTAATCTTCAAGAGAAAAAGAATCATAAAAGAAAAGGTAGAAATATTAAGGATTTTATGTTCTTTACCACAGGGCGTTAAAGAGGGCAGAAATGAATTATTTTATTTTCTACTTTTTTATAAATTATTAGTATTGTCTTAGAGAGGTTAAGTATGCGAGATTCTCTAGGTGAAATGAAAATATATGACATTTTAACTGATGCTGGAATTTCTTTCCAAGAAGAGTATGAATTTCCTGATTTAGTAAGTAGCAGTGGAAGAAAATTAAGATTTGATTTTGCAGTTTTCACTGAAGATGGAAAACTTGATTTTTTAATTGAATTTAATGGAAAGCAGCATTATACTCCTGTAGCCAAGTATGGTGGCTCAAGAGGAGTAAGTAGACAAAAATATAATGATATACAAAAAAGAAAATATTGTTTAGATCACAATATTCGATTAGTAACAATTCCTTATTATGAAGAAAATAAAATTTCTTATGATTATATAATGAGGATGGCTGGACATTAAGGGAGGTGAAAATTGGCAAGTTCAAAAAATAAAGTTGAACGCGATTTTAGATTAGTTTCTACTCAAAAATCCTCCTTAGATTTTAATAAAATTAGAATTGGAAAAGAAACTTTAAGAAATGATGTTACAGCCAATATAGATTTTTGGTATAAACCAAATAAGAGAATAGACAAAGAAAAAGTTCAAAGAGCTTTAGACCAAAGAAATCTAAAAGAGTTAAGAAGTATCTCTAATTATTTCTTTGATACTAGCGGCATCTATTCTCGTCTCTGTCGCTATATGGCTTATCTATATAGATACGATTGGTTTATTGTTCCAGTTGTAAATGATAGTAAAATAAAAGATGAAAAAATTATTGAGGGCTGGTATAAAACTTCTTTATTTTTAGAAAATTCTGATCTAAAAAAGAACTTTGGAGAAATAGCTTTGAAAGTAATCAAGAATGGTTGCTATTATGGCTATAAAAGAGCACAGAAACAAGCTAGTTTTATACAAGAATTACCAGTGGATTATTGTCGTTCAAGATATGAATTAAACGGCAATCCTGTCGTAGAATTCAATATTAAGTATTTTAATGATGCTTTTTCAGATGTGGACTATAGGATAAGAATTTTAAAAATGTTTCCTAAAGAATTCCATAAAGCGTATCTTGATTATCTAAATGGTAAACTTCCAAGAGACTTCCAGAGTGACGACGCAGGATGGTTTGTTCTTGATCCAGCTAATACGGTTAAATTTAATTTGAGCAGCACAGATGCTCCTCTATTTGCCGCAATTATTCCTTCTCTATTGGACTTAGAAGAAGCGCAAGACTTAGATAGAAAGAAAATGCTTCAACAAATTCTTAGAATTATTGTGCAAAAGATGCCAATAGATAAGAACGGTGATTTGATTTTTGATGTGGAAGAAGCTCAGGCTTTACACAATAATGCTGTAGCTATGTTAGCAGATGCTATTGGAGTAGATGTACTTACTACTTTTGCAGATGTTAGTGTAGCAGATATGTCTGACAAAGGAAATGTTTCTTCTGTTGACCAGTTAGAGAAAGTTGAAAGAACTGTTTATAACAATGCTGGTGTAAGTCAGATGCAATTTAACACTAGTGGAAATTTAGCGTTGGAAAAAAGTATTGCTAATGATGAAGGAACTTTAACAGATTTATTGCTGCAATTCCAAGATTATTGCAATGAACTTTTACAGCCTTTCAATAAATCTCCGCAAAGATTATTTTATAAAGTACAAATGCTACCTACTACAATTTATAATTATAAAGATTTAGCTAAACTTTATAAAGAACAAACTACTATTGGTTTTTCTAAATTATTACCTCAAATAGCTCTTGGGCATTCTCAATTGACTTTAATTTCAATGGCTTACTTTGAAAATAAATTAATGAATTTGAATGACTTATTTATTCCTCCTCAGATGTCTTCTACTATGAGTGGAAATGCAAATAGTGAAAGCAAGGGGGAGCCAAGTGCGGGAAGTGAGGGTGGAAGGCCTGAACTTCCAGATGAAGAAAAATCAACTAAAACAATTCAAAATAAAGAGAGTCAATCATAGGGGGTTTAAGTGAATAATAATAGATCTGTGGCAACCATTGATGCACCAGAATTTATTAACTTAAAAGAAGATGCTCTGAACCCTGGTATTTCTCAATGTGAAATAAAAGTTTTTTATCTAGGAAAAAATAGAAATGGTTCTTTTATAGATAAAAACACTGCTATCCAAATGGCAAATTCTCTTCCTGGGACTCCTATCGTTGGAGCCTTTAAAAAAGATATAGAGGACTTTGGCGATCATGGGCATGTAATGCACATTGAAGATGGAGAAATTACTTTTTCTTGCAAAACTGTTCCTTATGGTTTTGTAGCTCCTGATGCCGAAGTTTGGTTCCAGAAATTCATTGATACTGATGCTTTTGGAAATGAAGAAGAGCGTGAGTATCTTATGACTTCTGGTTATCTTTGGACAGGTCAATATCCTGAAGTAAAATCTTGTTTAACTGAAGGAAAAGGTCAATCCATGGAGCTTGACGAAGAGAGCTTAAAGGGTCGTTGGGCAACAGACAGTAATACTGGAATCGAGTTTTTTATTATTAATGATGCAATCTTCACAAAGTTATGTATCTTAGGTGACGACGTAGAGCCTTGTTTTGAAGGTGCGTCAGTTACTAGCCCAGAAGTTAGTAAGAATTTCAGTAAAGATCCTGAATTCTCACAAACTTTATTTAGTATGATGAATCAATTAAAATTTGCACTACAAAACAAAGGAGGGTCGGATATGCCTATTGAAGAACAGGTCGAAGAGGTAGAAGAAACTACTGAAGAAACTGCTGAAGAAGTAGAAGAGACTGAAGCTGAAACTGAGGAAGTAGAAGAAACCTCTGACGATACTTCTGATGAAGGTGACGATTCTGAGGATTCTGAAGATGTAGATTTTGCTTGTGGTTCAGATAAAAAGAAGAAGTATGCGGAAGAAGATAAGAAGAAGGAAGAAGAAACTTCTGAAGAAACTCCCGCAGAAGATAAGCCTGCTGAGGAAGGTCAGCCTACTGAAGAGGATGACAAGAAAAAGAAAGCAGGAACTAAAAATTCTTTAGAATCTGAGGATATGCAAGCAGAATTTGAAGCTATGAAGAAAGAGCTTGAAGAGCTTCGTGAATTCAAGCTTCAGCAAGAGAATCTAAAGAAAGAAGCTTTAATCAATAAGTATTTTATGCTTAGTGATGAAGATAAAGCTGATGTTGTGGCTCATAAAACTGAATATTCTTATGAAGAGATTGAAGAAAAGCTCGCATTAGCTTATGTACGAAAGAATGTTGATTTTACAACTATTGATGGAGAAGTAGAGCAGGAAGAAGAATCTCCTATTACTACTTTCTCACTTGATAATCAGTCTGCGGGGTTTGTTCCTCCTATGGTGGAAGCACTCCGTCAAGTAAAAGAAAATAATTTTTAAAGGAGGAAAGAACTAAATGGCAGTAACAATTGCTCGTGATGGTTATGGCTATGTTGAGCCTAATCACCTTTCTGCTCCTCGCAATGGGCAGGTATATGCGCAGTTACCCGCAGCCGAATCAATTGAAGTGCTTCAGAATGGCATGTTTGTAAAGTATGACTATGCTGCTGGTGAATGCAACTTCACAGGCGAAGGTCCTTGGATGATGGTGTTCAATGAAGAGAAGCTTTACGACGAACGTCATCAGATGCACAAGGATTTTGCAATGACAAAGGAAGATGCTTACAATGGTGTAATGGTTCCTCGTGTCTTTGCAATGGTTCCTGGTGATATTTTTACAACTAATATGGTAGATGAAGCTGAATATACTGTAGGCGATGACCTTAAGGTTGGCACTGATGGTATCCTTGAAAAGGGCGAAGCTGCTGAAGGTGAGCACGCATTCAAGGTAGTTAAAGAAACCACTATGCCTGATTTACAGCCCGCAGTAAAGATTCAGGTTATTGCTTAATTAAAGGAGGGAAGTTATATAATGGATTATAAAGATTTACGTAATCTTGCTTTTGCGGCCGTTCGCGCTGACAAGAATGCTCCTGTAGCTTACTCCTTTGAACAGAATGGTCAGGTTGAAAAGTATTCAGCCGCAGAAGTAAATGCAGCTCTTCGTAACGAGTTCTCTAAGCTTCTTGGTGGAGAAAGCGCTAAGAATCGTTATGCTGCATATCGTGAGAATAAAAACACAATTTTCCGTCTTATTGAAGAGACTATTGATGAAGTTCTTCCTCGTAAGGTTGAACAGCAGTACATGGACTTCGCTGAGGTAAAGACTCTTGCACAGGGCGATAAGGCAATTTTCCGCAAGCGTATTACTGAAGCATCTCGCAAGCGTGCTAAGACTTTTGTAACTCAGGTTGGCCTTGCAGGTCGTTATGAAGTATTCATGCTTGATGGTACTGAAATCGAAGTAAAGATGGGCGCTATTGGTGCTGCTTGTCGTATCGGTTTTGAGGAATTCCTTGATGGTCGTATTCAGTTCTCTGAACTTACTGATGTAATTCTTGAGGGCATGGACGAATATATCTATAAGGAAATTGCTAAGGCTCTTGAAGCTGCAATCGCTTCACTTCCTGCTGCAAACAAAGCAGAAGTTGCTGGTTTTGATGAAGCTACAATGGATCAGCTTTTAGCTATTGCTGACTCTTATGGTCAGTCTGCAATTTATTGCACTTCTGAGTTCGCGGCAACCATGAAACCTGCTGAGGGTTGGGCTTCTAGCGAAATTAAGAATAATCTTTGGAACAATGGTTGGCTTGGTACTTACAAGAACCATAACGTAATTATTCTTCCTCAGTCTATGGTTGATGAAACCAACACTGAAAAGGTTATCGATCCTGCTCAGGCATATATTATTCCTGTTGGTTCTGATAAGCCTGTAAAGCTTGCTTTTGAAGGTCCTACTGCAGTTCGCGAGGTTGAAAATAACGATGACTGGTCCCGCGATCTCCAGACCTATAAGAAGTTTGGTATTGCTACACTTCTAAATCATTGGATGTGCAGCTATCGCAATACCAACCTTAAGAAAGCAACTCGTTGAACAGATCCGGTTCCTGAGCCAGATCCAGAAGATACTGCAGAGGTTGGAGACTTTGATTCTTTGACCTCTGCTTTAGAGGATCCTAATATTACCACTATCAATTTGACAGCAGATGTTAATGTTCCAACTACAATGACAGTTTCTAAGCCTGTAACAATTGATGGTGGAGGAAAAACAATGACTTTCTCTACTGTAGGACAAAATTTAGTTCTATTAGGGAGTGGCTCTGAATTAAAGAATCTAAACATTAATAACACTGCTTTGACAGAATCCTGGAATAGCACTTATGGTGTTCAGTGCTACAATGGCACTTATACGCTTTCCAATATTAAGGCTTCTGGTGGTAACGCAGGTATTCTTGTTAAGGGTTCAACAGTTACTCTTGGAGAGAACATTGATGTTTCTGGAAATCACTTTGGCGGCATAGAAGTTTCTAAGGGTGCGGCTGAAGGATTGGCAGATGCTAAACTGATCATAACAGCACCTATTACAAATACAACTGAAGAGTATGGCAAACCTACTGTTTGGGTTGATGGTGAGGGCGCTACAGTTGAAGATTCAACTGGTATGACTGCTACTTCTGACGTAGTTGACGATCAGGTTCAGTATTATATTAATGCTGAGAATGCTACTGCTTAAGGCTTAGTAGTTAGAGCCGTAAATAACATGTTTTAAGGGGTGAGATTCTTTCTCACCCCTTATTTTAGAATAAAAGAGATAAAAGGAGTTAAAATGAGTGTAGCTGATACACAATTAGTTCAAGTTCGTAATCTAGTAGATCATTCAGTGGTTTTTAAGGATGAAGACACTCATCGCAGGATTGTTTTTAATCCTTTTGAAACTAAGAAATTAGAAGCTGACATGCTTCGTAGGCTAAACTATTCTCATGGAGGAAATGTTCTTTTAACAAATTATCTTTGCGTTGAGGACGATGAATTAGCAAGAGAATTTGGTGTTTCTCCTCAAACTATAGAATATAAATGGACAAAGAAAGACGTTGATGATCTTTTAACTTCTGGCAGTATGGATAGTCTATTAGATGCACTAGATTTCGCACCTGAAGGAATTGTAGATTTAATTATTTCTAGAGCTAGACAGTTAAAAATTAACGATATGGCAAAAAGAAAAGCTATTGAAGAAAGTACTGGTTTTTCAATTAATTCTATGATTACTTTTGAAGAACAAGCTGGATATGATGAAGGTCAAGAAGAAAAGCAAGGTCAGCGTCAGCGTAGACGAGTTTCTAGTGAAAACTCTAATGCAGGCGGTCGCCGTGTAAGTGTTGCTAATTAGGAGGTATATATGCCAGAACAAACAGTAGGTTTGTCTGCTCCTTTAACTCCAATAGAGCCTGTAAGAACATCTTTCCAGGAAGTTTATGACTTTTTTCTTTCAGGAATTACAGACGATATGTTCATGGAAATGACGAAAGAGGATACTGAAGCAATGTTAGAAGAAATTCTAATTGCTGCTTTGCCGCATTTTGAATTTCCAAGATGGGCAGATCCTTTTGATTTAGATCTAGAAAATAAGCGTTTTACTACAAAACTCACTGTAGAAGAAATGCGTATTATCAGAGAATACATGATCATGGAATGGCTTGGTTTTCAATTAGCCAATGTCGATCTTGTGCGGCAAAAGTACAGTGGAAGCGATTTTAGTTTTACCTCACAAGCTAGTCACATGAAGCAACTCTTAGCTTTAAAACAAGATCATGAAAGAGAAGGTTTCCATTTACAGCGTCTTTATTGTCGAAGAAGGAAAGACAAGAACGGACGTATGAGAACCACTTTCCAGCAAATTATGGAGCCGATGTAATATGTTCACAGTATATGAGACAGATATTACTAACAGTTCTATTTGCTACAATTTACATAGAGTAGTAAATCAAATTTATAGACTTCTTCCTTTGCGGGAGGAAGGTCAAGATTGGCAAAAGCCTTTGTCAACTTTAATTATAGAGTTATCTGGATTATTTAATCTTTTACCCCAACTAAATGAGGGTCTTAGAGTTTTGAGCAAGCTTGAGGGGTTATTGATTTTAGGTAATGATTTAGAGTTCTATGAATATAGAAGATGTATTTTTGAATGCTGCTCTATTATCAGTTCAATTGAAAAGAAATTGGATAAAGAATAGTGTCAAGGAGGTTTATTAATGTCTATAAAAACCTTGGCAGCTAGAATGGAGTATCTTGGCGGCAATCAAATTGGTCGAATAAATCAACAAAAGCTTAGGTCTTTAAGGTGGGCTTTAAAAAATAGTTACAATTCTAGAATGATAAAGACACCTTTACACGCGGCCTGGCCTTGCTTGATAAATACTAATAATTTGAAAGCTGATTATGATAAAGAATATATTTCAGTAGAATTTGACAGTGGTTTAGAAGCTGGAGATACGTTTGAATGCTTAGATGATGGTACTCATTGGATGGTTTATCTCCCAGTAATTACAGAAACTGCTTACTTGCAATCGGAAATTATTCGTTGCAGGTATACTTTGGAAGTAAACGAAAAAGAATATTGGATTTATTTCCAAGGACCGACAGAAACAGACTTAAGATGGTTTCAAAAGAATCAAATTAATGTTAATGAACTAAATTTGTCTGGGACTATTTATATTAAAAATGATGAAAATACAAAAAAATATTTTAAAAGATTTACCCGAGTAAAACTTGATGGACATGAATGGGAAGTTCAAGTTACTGATTCTATTACTGTCCCTGGGATAATTGAATTAGAAGTCCAAGAGTACTATGATAATACGATAGAAGAGCTACCTAAGATTCGTCAACATTCAGAGGTTGAAATAGATCCTAAGCCAACTATTATTGGAGAAACTTTAGTTAAACCAGATACTATTGTAGGATACATGATAGATGCTGAATATTATTCTCCTGATAATGAATGGTCTGTAACTGACAATCCAAGAGTCAGAATTGAGAATATTAAGGACAATGGCCGCATTTGTGAAGTTAGAATTTATGCGGGAACAGTTAAACCTTTTACCCTTCAATATGGCGATCAATTATTAAAAGTAAATGTCGATTGGGAAAAACCAATTATTCAAGGTCCGCAAGTTGTCTATCCTTATGATACTCATACCTATTGGTTGAAAAACAAAAAGGGAGAATTTTCTATTAATTCTAATTTAGCAAAGATTATAGAATTTAACGAAGATTCTTGCAAGGTTGAGATTGTTACTGGTAAAAAGGGTAAATTTGTTTTAGATTGTCTATTAGAAGATGGCACAACAACTTCCTTAGAGATTGATATTAAGTCTTTATAAAAGAGGTGAAAGATATAGATGGTAAAGAAAATAGCTTCTAATATTCTTCGCACTAATTATAAATCGACTTTTTTATCCATTAATAAAGATCAAGAAACTATTTGGAGAAAGCTTTTTGTAGAAAGCAAACCATATAGTAACTATTTAAAAAGATTACTTATTGTAAACGCTCCAGATTGTTTAGACACCAATCAAGTTCAATATCAAACCACTATAGATCGTTATTCGATTAAAGATATGCACGATGCTCATTTTATTAGAGCAACTCCTAAACTTCCTTTTGGAGAACATGAGGAGGTAAAATCCTATATTATTTTAGAGTTTGATGATTTTGTTCCTACAAATAATCCAAGATACAGAGATTGTGTTATTAGCTTTAGCATTATTTCTCATTTAGACTACTGGGAAATGGATGATTATAATCTTCGACCTTGGATGATTGCGGGGTATGTTGATGGTATCTTAAATGAATCTAAACTTTCTGGAATTGGGACTCTTCAATTCTTAGGGGCTAGTCAATTAGTTCTTAATGAGTATCTTGGAGGAGTTCTTCTCAGATATATAGCGACACACAGTGAAGCTGATGACTCTGAAAACATAAATAATGATCTTCCTGCACCTGTAGATTTATTGTAGGTGCGACTAGATATGATGGAGTTAAATGGAGATTTAGCAAAGATTCTTTGCGGAGGTCAAGTTCCTATTGAAAATTGTAATATTGTAGTAACTCAACCTAAGCTTAAAGAAATTTGTATTTTTGGAGAAGATAACTTTTTAATGGGGGTTCACTTTTTTACTAAGGCAAGCCGTATGGTTGAACAAGTTAAAGAGGGCAATTCCCGATTAGCTATGTTATCAGACTTTCAGTTATTAATGGTAATTATTGACGAAGATAAGGAAACTAGAAGAGCTGTTTCAGATTTTCTAGGATTAATTTTTCCTGATTACGAGATTAGATTTGACCCTGGCTCTATTTGTTTTCTTGTAGGCGAAAACCAAAGAATCGTTGGACAAATCAATCCAATGAATTTTGAATTTTTTCAAAATAAATTAAAAGCTCTTTTTTTACCCCAATCCGCAGAACGGGAGGAAGAGTATAATCCAGCGAACGATAAAGCTGCTGAGATTGCGGAAAAATTAAAGAGAGGTAATCAGATTCGACAAGAATTAAATCATAATAAAGAAAAAGATCTTAATTCTAGTTTATTTGGAGAGTACGCCTCTGTGCTTTCCATTGGACTTGCAATGGATATTAATATCTTTTTTAATTATACTCCTTTTCAATTATATGATGCTTTTCTTCGTTATCAGAAGAAAATATCCTATGACTTTTATCAAAAAGTTGCAACTACTCCTCTTATGGACGTTAGTAAAATGGATGAACCAGATAATTGGATGGACAATATTTACTGTTAATATATACGCATGGTTTCCATGTTTGTATAAAAGAATGAAGATATTTTTATATTTTCATTAAAGAAAAAGATGTATACAGATTTTTCTAAGAAGGAGAGAAAATACACATGAATCGTTTTGGTGTTCGTGAGATTTGCGATGTTGTTTTCAAGCCTTTAACCTCTGTAGACATTGGCAATCAACACTTTGACGCGTATCAACCTGTTCTTTACATTGATACCGCAAAGACTTCTAGCCTTGAAGGTGCTGCTACCACTGTATATGCTCAGGGTGGCCAGGGCAATCCTCGTCTTATTGGTTGGGACGGCGAAAAGACCCTTACCTTCACTCTTGAAGATGCTTTAATGTCTCCAATCAGCTTTTCTGTCCTTTCTGGGGCTGGTGTAATTAAAGGTCGTAAGGCAGACACTGATAACGGCATCGATGCTCAAAAAGTTTATGTTCATGCTAACTATGACATGGTAGCTGAAAAAGTTGGTGAGCAGATTGTTGTTAAGCTTACTGATGAAGATCGTAATGGTGCTACTCTTGTAGTTTCTAAAGAAGCTCCTGTCTATCCTATGACTCTTGACTCTGCTGGTGCTCAGGCAGAATATCTTTCTGCAGTAACTGATGCTCAGGTAATGGTTCTTGGCGCTGATGGTGCTTCTCTTGAACCTGCTGTTATTGGAGCCAATGGTGAAGTCCAGGCTACAGGCAAGACTATTGTTTTTGTTATTGGTTCTGACACTCCTGGCGATCCTCGTCAAGATGAGCCTGTAGAGGTTGGCGACACTGTTCGCATTGACTGCTATGAAGTACATGATGAAGGTGCTTATGAAATGCAGATTGATGCTGAGAGCTTTGCTGGCTACTACTACATTGAAGCTTCTACTTTGTTCCGTGATGAAGAAACTGGTTCTGACCTTCCTGCAGAATTTGTTATTCCTCGTGGTAAGATTCAGTCTAACTTTACATTCACAATGGCAAACTCTGGCGATCCTTCTACCTTTACATTTACTATTGACTGCTTCCCAGCATTCACTAAGTTTAATCGTAAAAAGAAGGTAATGGCAGTTCTTCAGGTTCTTGACAATACTGCTGCTTCTCACAATTATCGTACCAAGAATGTAATGGGTCATGAAGGTCGTACTTCTGACGCAGACGTAGACGAATGGTATAAAGGCTCTATCTTTAACGAAAGCGAAGAGCCTGTAGTTGAAGATGATCCTATTGCGGAATCTACTCTTGCAACCAATGCAGATGCTCCAAGTGGCTTTTCTGGAAAGCAAATGAGCGATCTTGTAGACGGTGTAGCTATTGCTTATGACGAAGGCTCTAAGACCTTTAATGTAACTGGTACTTTAAAGCATGTTCCTGATTGGAATGCTTATCCTGGAGCTGACCAGACAGACTATTATCTTCCTATTAAATTAATGGGCAAGAAAGATGAAGTCGTTGTAACGCAGACCATAGCTGGTCCTAACAAGCGTCATATCTTTGGTCAGACTGATGATGGTGACGATTTTATGGTTCTCATTCTCGCATTTAGCGAAGAGCACAATACTCGTACATTCACTGTTTATCCTACCACTGGTGATGCAGACGCTCAGACAAATGGTGTAACTTACACTATCAATTGTGCTTCTGCAACTTTTGAACCAGGCGAATAAACTAAAATTAAAGGGCACTCCTAATGGGGTGCCTTTTTTTGTTGTATAAGGAGGTGAATTATGCCTTATGCAAATGCAATAACAGCCTATCCTGCAGATTATCTTCACTATTGGTGGGAACATTATGAAGGTGGAACTTCTTTTCTAACTGGACGATATTTTCAGGCTAAACAACAAATTTTATCTAGACAATTAAGAAATGCAAAACAGAGACGGAGGCGTTTTATAAAAAGAGCATCTGTAGACTCTGGAATGTCTATAGATAAATTAGATGAATTATATAGACAGTTAGATGCTGACCCCAAGGCTTTAAGTGGAGACTTGGACGGATTTTCTGTTTTTCCGAATGGAGGAAAAGAGCCAACAAGTATAGAAGAAGCTTTAGGCATTGTTGAAAAATCTGATTTTACTTGGCTAAATGAATTAAATGAGGGGGCTAGAATCCTTTATCAGGTTGCTCAAAAAATAGTTTCTCCAGAGTTAATTAGGAATTTTGGAGAAGCTATTATAGATGAATATATTTTAAATAGTGTCGCTGCTGGAAAAATGTTGCCCAATACTTCTAAAAGTCAAGCAGCTAAAGAAATTATTACTAATTTTAGAAACAGCCAAGTTGATGGAACCATGTTCGATAGGCCGCCAACATTAGAAAATGGAAACATTAGAGGGTATGAAAATTTAACTAGAACTGAAAAAGAAGTATTAGCTCTTTTAGCTTCTATCTCTATGACGCAGGGCGTTAAAGATGTCCCTACAGGCTGGGATAACGTTACTAAGTCTTGGAAAAACCAATGTAGAGGTTTGGCTATTACTGCTGGGACTTCTTCTCATGAGCTGGCAAGCAGTATGGCGTTACTAAGTGCTACTCAAAAAGTTTTAGAAAAAGAAGAAGAAATTTCTAAAATGCTAATGCCAAAAACAATAGGCACTTCACAAATTACAATTAGACAAAACTTTACTAGCAATGATGCTTGGGTTGCTTTAAAAAATAGAGTAAATGCTTCTTTAAAACGTATTAATAAAAAAGTTTCAAAATCAGACTCTGAAATTGTTATGATGAAAGATAATCTTGAAGTTTCTTTAATTAGAGCTACAGATAAAAGGCATTTAAGTTTTTATCCAAACAACCCATTAATTAAACGTAGCGGAGCATACTTGTCATTGCATCACAACGCCAATTTTTTGAATTTTCTAAATAGAGAAATGAGTATGAACTCTAAAGAAATGCACGGATTGGTTCAATTGTTAGTTGCTCATTCTTCACGAGAAAATTTAGATAGCTATTGGGAACAATTTAAAGATAATGTGGCTTATAATGGGTTTTTATCTGCTCTTGCGGGATATGCAAGGCAAGAACAAGCTCAATATATGATTATCGGAGATAGAATTGTAAGTGTTGAACAAATTATTCAAAGTGCGATGAATCAAGATGTAACTCCATATGCTACATATTCTCCAGATTATAGTAGGAGTGATTTTGCGACAAAAGCACCTTGGATTGGAAAAACTGGTCCTAACCTAGTCGCTGCTGTTGAGCGTTCAGAAATTGCATGGAATAATACTTCAAGAATGTTAAATTCTATGATTCTTGATATAAAAATGGATATATCAAAGAATTTTATTGCAAATGTTTTAAGAGTTTAGTTGACATAGAGAAAAATTTATGTTATAGTAAATTTAAAATATTGGAGATACAAGGAGGTATAAATCAATGGCCATTGATTTAACATTAGAAAAGCAATCTGCTCTATCTACACAAGACATGTATGACATTATTGCTTTTTCTATTGAAGCTGCGAATGATAGCGGATTTATGAATAGTTTTATTTTTAATCGTGCTTTGTATTTGTTTGCGGCGATTATTCTTTATCCTGAACATAAAGACGAATATTCTAGCCTTGTAGCAAAGAATATTAATACTGCTTGGGATAAGATGCTAGAAGAAGGTATCTTAGAGAATATGGCAAACGATTTTCCAGTAGAGTTACAATTACTTGCGGAAAATGGAGAAAATTGGTACTCAGAATACACTCAATATGCTCATTCCGCACGAGGTTTGCTTGATACTATTCAAACTTTTACAGGAGATATTGTAAAGTCTGCTGCTGAACAGTTGAAAGAAGCTTCTGATCAATCAGGAATCCAAGAGGTGCTAAAAATTGCTGATAACTGGGGTATGAATAATGAGGTAGCGAAAGAAAATAAGCCTGAATTCAAAGCAGTTCATAGCGGAGAATCACTTTTAACTGAATAGTGCTATTGGTCAAAACAATATTAAATTATAAAGTCTACTTTGAAATAAGGTAGGCTTTATTTTTTTGCCCAAATTAAGAGATATAAGGATGCCTGTGGTTTTCACTGGCTCTATTTTTTTATAAAGGAAGGTGAAGAAGAGAGTGGCAAAGTATTCTAATACTGTTCACTATAATATTGAGACTACTCTCGATAGTAGTGGAGTAGCTCAACTACAGGCTCAGATTCGTCAGGTAGAAACTGAATTACAGAGAATGGCGAATCAACAACTTATTGAAGATAAAGTATATAATGATGCAAAAACTAAATTAGAAAAATTAAGAAGTCAAATCAATATGGCTTTTAATTCTAATTTAGGAATGTTAGACACAAAGAAATTAACTGATGGTTTAAAGAATGCAAATTTATCTCTTGGAGAATTAAGAACAGTTTTTTCTACGGCTGGTACCGCAGGAGAAATGGCTTTTAATAATACCATAAGTAGACTTGGGAAATTAGATACTGGTATTAAGTCAATTAGTAGAACTACTGATAAACTTTTTAATACCATTGGAAATACTGTTCGATGGGGCGTTGTAGCTAGTGGTTTTCAGGGTGTTTTAAACTCTGCCCATCAAGCTGTTCAGTATGTGCGGGATTTGGATACGTCTTTAACCAATATCATGATGGTTACAGATTATTCTAAAGAACAAATGTATGATTATGCTAATGCCGCAAATGAAGCAGCAAAGAATTTAAGCAGTACAACTGTTGCTATGACCGACGCTACTTTAGTATTCGCACAGCAAGGTTTTGATTTGCCGCAAGCTTCACAACTAGCAGAAATGTCTACGACTTTAGCTAATGTCTCTCAGCAAGATACAGCAACAACTTCAGACCAAATTACTGCTTATATGAATGCTTATGGTATGGATGATGACATGGAGCAATTGCAAGCTGCGCTTGACTCTTGGGCTAAGGTGGCTAATGTATCTGCTGCTGACGTAGAAGAGCTTGCAACGGCAACGCAAAAATCTGCATCTACAGCCAATACTGTTGGTGTAAACATGGATCAGTTAGCAGCTCAAATTGCTACAATTCAGTCTGTAACTCGTGAAGCTCCTGAGAATATTGGTAATGGTTTAAAAACTATTTATGCTCGTATGTCAGACATTGGCATGGGAGAAACATTAGACGATGGTGTAAACTTGGGTCAAGTTACTCAACAGCTTGAACAAGTTGGAGTAGCAGTTCTTGATTCTGAAGGAAAAATGCGTAATGTGGGTGACATTATGGAAGACCTTATGGGTGTTTGGTCTTCAATGGATACCACCCAAAAGGCTGCTGTAGGTGCTACTTTAGCAGGTAAATATCAGCTTTCTCGTTTTGAAGCTTTGATGAATCGTTCTGACCTTTATACTGAATATAAAGATGCGTCTATGACTGCTGATGGTGAAATGGGAAAGATGCAAGATGTTTATGCTGATTCATTAGAGGGTCGTATAAATAAATTGCAAGCTACTCTTGAAGGGGTCTTTAATGACTTGTTCAATAGTAGTGATTTCTATGGCATGATTGACGCTCTTACGACAGTTTTAGACTTGACGAATCAATTTGTCGATGCTATTGGAGGAGGAACAACAGCTCTTACAGGACTTGGAGCAGTTGCTACTAAAGTTTTTAGTAACAATATCGCTTCTGGTTTAAACAACTTTATTTCAAATAGAGAATTAGATCGACAAAAGCAGAACAATCAGCAAAATGCTAAATTGATTTTAGAAGACTCTGGATTGTCTGCTTATTCTGCAAGAAACGAAGATGTTTTAAAATATATTCAGGATGGCTTAAATCACGCTGAAACTATGACAGATCAGCAAATGGAAAGCTATAATACAAATATTGAAAGAACTTTAAATCTTAAAAATGAAGAGCTTAAAACAGAACAAGAAATTTTAGCTGCTGTATCTGCAGTAAATGCAGCTTATCGAATGAGAGAAGAAATAGACTCTGAAGGAAACAAAAATCAAGATGCTATCCAAGTATCAAGAGATGAAAAAGGTCGCTTGCAATTAGACACAAGTATTTATGACACTCTTGGAATTGAAGATATAGAATCATTGCAGAATCTATCTCAAAAAGCGATAGATGAAAGATATAACCTTTTAGGTAAAGGACAAAAGGGGCAAGAAGGCCTACAATTATTGTCTGCCGTTACCAATACAAGTAAAAATTTATCCTTATTTGAGACAGGAAAAGTAGGATTTGATAAAATAGCTGGAGATCTTAAAGAAATAATTTCTTTAGGTAATCAGTTAGAGACAGTATTTGGAAAAAATAGTTCTGAAGCAAAATTATTAGAGCAATCTTTTGAACAGGTCAAAGAAGCTTTCAACGGAATAAAAACAGATTCTTCTGAACAAGAAATAGATTCTTTAAAAAGAGCAATGACAGAATTGCAGCTTGAAGCTAAAAAAGCTTTAGAAGCTGCAAACTCTGGAACAGTTTTAGACATAGATGCTTTCACTGAACTCCAGAATAGACAAATTGGAGACTATGCTAGAACGGATGCTCAAGAAGACGCAAATGCTCAGATGACTCAAAGTTTAATGCGTCAAGAAGATATAAATAATATCGTTACAGCTTCTGGGGCAGTAGGTCAATTAATTTTTAGTTGGCAAAGTTTTCAATCATTGGGAAGTCTTTGGGTAAATGCTGATGTTGAACTTGGAGAAAAAATTCTTCAAACTGTAATGAACTTAGCTATAAATCTTCCAATGTTAATTTCTGGAATGGCAGATTTAGCACAGCTTTCAAAAGGTGACTCTTTTAAAAATATTGCAGATAGTTTAACAGAATTATCTAAAACTAAACTTCAAAGTGCGGCAGATGGTTTTTCTTCAGTTTCTCTAGCATTTGAAGAAAGCAAAAAGTCAGGAACTCAAGCTGCAGCTACTACAGGAGTAGTTGCCACCAGAACAAAAGCTGCTGGAGTTGCTGCTAGAGGGGCGGCAGCAGGAATTCGACTTTTAGGCTCTGCTCTTAGTTGGTTGGGTGGTCCTGCAGGAATTGCAGCAACAATAGCTATTACAGGTTTAAGTACTGTTTTATCTGGCTTATCTGCTGCAGATCAACAGGCTTATGAGGATTCCAAAACTAAAGCTACAAAAGCTCAAGATTCTTTTGCAGACACTCAAACACAGTTAGAAAGTTTTACCAGTCTTTATGATGAATATCAAAAAACTGGCGAAGCTTCTCAAAATTTTATAGACACTGCAAAAACTCTTTCAGATAGTTTAGGCGTTATTGGTGGAGATGCTTTAATTGCTGCTGATAACTTTGGAGAGTTAGCTAATAAAATTGAAGAAGCAGCAGATAAACAACGTGAAAGTGCCATGAATGCCAATGAAGCCTTCTTAGCTGGATCTAATAGGCAGTCTCTTGAAGGCGGAATAGGTAATGGCTCAATATATGAAGATTTAAGAAGTAGTATTGTTAAAGGCGAAACCAATGATATGTGGAGCGATCGCCAAGACTATAGGGGAGAAGTTACAAAAGCTGAAAAAAATCATTCTCCTGCTGAAGCTATTGCGCCTGTTAAGAATTTAATTAAAGATTATAATGATCAAATTACCGATTTAGACAACCAAATTAAACAATATGAAGCCAATGGACAGGATACTACAGATTTAGAGGATTTAAAGCAAGAATATCTTAGCAGAATAGACACTTTAAATTCGACATTAAGCCAAGAAGATATTGCAGATTATCTTGAAACTATTCAGAATCAAGCAGAACTTGAAGCTCAAGGCTTTGATTTTTCTCAAAGTAGTGATTATCAAGATATTGTAAATCAGTTTTTAAATAATGAAAATACTTCAACTTATTTAGCAAGTTTAGGTAGCTGGTCTGAACAGTTATCTTGGATGATTCAAAACACCAACGATGAAACTGCTAAATTAGCTTTACAACTTGAGCAAGCAAAAGAAACTGCTGGTCAAACAATGTATAGTCTTGCTAAAAACTCTGCTGAGCAAGACATGATTACGACTTATGATGAGGGTGGAAATCAAACTAATCTTAGTTCTGAAGAAATAGGCGATGCGTATTCTAAATCTGTATTAGACAGACTTGATGCTAGTGGCGTATCTGATAGTGCTCAGTTAAAATTTTTAGCAAGCATAGATGAAGACACTTCTATATCTACTATTGAACAACAATTAGAAGCAATAAAAAATGATCCTGGAATTGCTTCAGCTTTAGAGTTCCAACCTACTTTTACAAATAGGATTGATAATAGCGATTCTGATATTTCTACTTTGCTTGAAGATTCTGGCATATCTGAGAATGCTTTTAACAGAATGTCCCAAGACATGTATGAAGATGATTCAGGATATTTTCAAAATAGAAAAGGTGAATTAGAAGAAGATATTTCTGAAATCAATGATACCAATTTTAAAGATTACGTATCTGATGCCGAAGACGCTGAAGATGCTACTGAGCAGTTAAAAGAGCAACTTGGAGATTTAGGGTCAGAAGCAAAAGATACTGCGGCAGCAAATATTCGATTAAATAAAGGCGTTCAGGAATTAACAGAATCTTGGGATGATTGTGGAGAAGTCTTAAAGGATGAAGCTTCTCAAGGAACTGCTGATTGGTATGAAGCAGTTGGAGAATTAGATGAAGCAATGTCTGACATGCTAAATATTGATGTCGGGACATTAAGTAATGATTTCTATAAAAATGCTGACGCTATTAATGCTATGGAGCGAGCTGCAAATGGCGATATGTCTGCTATTGACGATTTAAGACAGATAGCCAGTGAAGATATTATTACTCATATGCAGATTACCCCAATGGGCAATGAAGATGTAGAGCAACTTCGGAGTGAATTATTAGCTGCATCACAAGGATTGCAACAATATTTAAATTCAATGCCATTAGAGCAAAGAGTAAATGCAAATCTTGATACTACTGATTTTATTGTAAAATTAAATCAGATGCTTCAAAATTCTCAAATTACAGCAGAACAAGCATCTAATATCTTAAGTTCAATGGGCGTTTCTGGTACTTTAGTGACTAAAGTTGGAAAGACTAGAGTGCCAATACATCACTATACCATGCAATATGGAGATATTGATGAAACAACTGGGTTGCCAAAAAGCATTGATATGAGAGATGAAGTAACCTACGAAGAAGGAACTGCTGAATACTCTGTTTTTGAAGGAACTCATTATACTGGACCTGGAGTAACAGGCGTTGGCGCATTATCCTCTGGAAACTCTGGTGGCGGAGGAGGAGGCGGTGGCCGCAAAGGTGGAGGTGGCTCTGGCGGTAGCGGCAAAGGTTCCTCTTATACTCCACAAAAGAAAGATCCAATAGAAGAAGAAATAGACCGCTACGAACGCGTCGATACAATGATTGACGCTATAGCAAACGATCTTGATAGAGTTGCAGAAGAACAAGAACGTCTCGCTGGCTTTGAGGTTATCGACAATATGGAAAAGCAGATTGAGCTTATCCAACGTCAAATCGAACTTCAAAAAGAAAAACTTTCTATTCAACAGCAAGAACAAAAAGAACTCCGCAATAGTCTTGCTTCAGATTATGGAATACAGTTCGATTCTGAAGGCTTCATTACAAATTATGCAGAAATTCATCAAAAGCTCACAGATGAAGTTAATCGTTTAATTAATCAGTATAACTCTACAACAACTGAATCTGGTCAAGAATCCTTAGAAGAGCAAATTGAAAAGGCTCAAGATAAGTTAGACGATTTTAAAGACGATTATCAACGCTATGATGAATTAGTTTCTAATGACATGAAGGATACTCTTCAAACATTGGAAGACTTAGAAGATCAAATTGAAGATATTAGAATTGAAGCTTTCCAAACTTCTGTAGAAGCTGCTGACAATATTAAAGATATTCAAGAAGCCTTAAATGAATTCAATCAAGTTTTCAGCGGACTAAGTTCTGACGATCCATTTAGGCAAATGGCTCTCTCTGTAGCCAATTTAACAGATTATTTTGATGTTGCAACTACTACAGTGAATGAATTTTATGATGAACTTATTGCTCGCACTCAAGAACAAATGGGAGCATCTGGCGTTACTGAAGCGCAGAAAAAATATTTGCAGTCCCAAATTGATTTGATGAAAGAAGCTCAAGCTTCTTTTGGCAACCAAACGATGGAAGAGTATGGTACTGGTTATTTAGATTTAGCTATGACCAATCTTGGAAATATATTAGATCAAATAAATCAGTATGAACAAAATGGTGTAAGTTCTATCTTTGGAGAAAATGCTGGCGATCTCTACGAGACAGCAAAAGATGTTTTTGATCAAACAACAGAAATGATTGAAGACTATGAAAATGAAATTGATGACTTACGCGATGCTATCCTTGACGCTATTGATGAAATTGCAGACGAAATGGATCGTAGAGTTGAACAGTATGAAAATATTACCGATGAACTTGAACATCAAAGAGATATTATTGAGCTTATACATGGCGATGAAGCTTATACGCAATTAAACGAAGCTCTTGCCGCACAGCAGCACAACTATCGAGCACAAATTAATGAAATGCAGCAACAGCTCGATATTTGGAAAGATATGCAATCTGCAATGGAAGAAGGTTCTGAAGAGTGGCTTGCTATCCAAGAGCTAATTACAGATACCCAATCTGATTTAAATGATCTAGTTCAAGAGTCTTTGGAAAATCTCCAAGAGCAATATGAGAATACAGTAAATAATATCATGAACTCTTGGGTTGATAGCGCTCTTGGCACAGACCTTGATTGGATGAATGATCAGTGGGAATTAATTAATAGAAATGCTGATTATTATTTAGACGATGTTAATGCGGCCTATGAGATTCAGAAACTTCAAGGCGATTATTTAGAACTACTTGATGGTTCTAATGACGTAAAAATTCAGCAAATGATTACTGAGCAAATGAAGCAACAGCTTGGTTATTTGCGGGATAAGGAAAAACTTTCTGAATATGATGTTGCTTATGCACAAGCGCAATTAGAGATTTTACAAAAGCGTATTGCTTTAGAAGAAGCTCAACGTAATAAATCTCAAATGAAGCTTCGTAGAGACTCTCAAGGCAATTATAGTTATGTATATACTGCAGATGAAGGCGATGCGGCAAATGCTCAAGAAGGATTGTTAGATGCACAAAATAATGCTTACAATCTTTCAAAAGATCAAATGAAACAAACTCAAGATGATTCTTTGTCTGCATTGAGTGATGCTCAACAAATGTTAAACGACATTTGGACAAATGCAAACTTAACTCTTGAAGAAAAACAGGAGAGAACTCGCACTATTATTGATAGTCTAAAAGAGTATCTTGCAGGAACGAGTGAACAGTTAAGCACTTCTGAAAAGAATATCATCAATGACTTCATCGGTATGGTTGAAATGATGACTGATGAAAATGGTGAACGCTTAGACGATGTTTATAATCAAATTATCAACGGAAATTTAGATGCTTTTGATCAAATTGACACTAGATGGTCAACCTCACTAACTCAATGGTTGCAAAACTTAGAAAACTTCAATGCATCAACTGATGATATGTTTGGTAACTTAGTGGACAATGCTAATGATTATCAAGATCAGATTGATGAAGTCGGAGATTTAGTTGAAACTGATTTTAATGACATGTCAGATTCAATTCAAAATGCAGTAGATAAGACTAATGACTTGTCTAATAGCACCTCTGATTTTATTAACCAATTAAAGAATGATTCTGGCACCATTAAAGAATATGAAAATATTCTCCAAGATTATGCAGACAAGATTTCAGACGTTACAAATGAAATGCGTGCTTATCAAGAACAAGTGAATGAACTTGCAGATAAGTTAACTGCTAAAGAACAGGAAAATGCCAATTTGCAAACTCAGATTAAAGATTTGCAAAACCAAATTAACGGTAGTTCTGGCGGCAGTGGAGGATCTGGAGGATCTAGTTTTGGTGGTAGTGGATATTCTAAGAACGATTTAGCTTGGGGTATTGCTCAAAATATTTGGACTTACGGCATGAGAGGTGGTTGGGGTAATGACCCTACTAGAAGTGGCAAACTAACAAAAGCTTATGGCTCAGATTTTGCTAGACAGGTTCAAAGTATTATCAATCAGAATTACAGATCTGAGAGGCTAGTTAACTTAGGTAGTAGCAAATTTAGTTCTTATAATTTGTTAGGATATGATACTGGTGGTTATACTGGCTCTTGGTCTGATGGAGATAAAGATGCTAAAAACGGCAAACTTGCTTATCTTCATCAAAAAGAGTTAGTATTAAATGAATCTGATACTAAAAATCTTTTGAATGCAGTTGATATAGTAAGACAGCTTACTCAGAGTTTAAAGAGTTCTGCTTTGCAAGAAAGTATAACAAATCTTTCTGTTTTGAAAACTCCTACTATGGGAGAAAAGAAAATTAAGCAAGATGTTCATATTACAGCAGAATTCCCCAATGCGAATAATGCTTCTGAAATCGAACAAGCTTTATTAAGCTTAAATGATAGAGCTATACAATATAGTTTCAAGAAATAAGCTTTGGTCAAATAGCTATTAGATTTTATTCTTGATTTTGAAATAAACCAGAGCATAAATGAGTTAAAATGAATAGGGACAGTACACACGTTTGTGCTGTCCCTATTTTTGTTTTATATAGAAGGAGGTAGCTTTGGCAATAGATTTGCAAGACGCGATTCTTAAAGCAGTTGAAACTTTAACTGATTCAAGAATTGATAAATTACAATTGGATAAAACTATTACAGCTACCGTTGTTCAGTGTACGAACTCTTTAACTGGAGAATATAAATTAAGTTATAATGGCGGATTTATCTATGGATATGCGTCTGAGGGAACTAGCTATACACAGAATCAATCTGTATATGTTTTAGTTCCAGAAGGTGATTTTACTAAAAAGAAAATAATCGTAGGTAAATCACAAGCTTTAGAAGATGATCAAAACATATCCTTTGTTGCGTCTGCATTAAGCGACTATAATCTTTTAGGTAAAAATGCTATATCAGATCCTAATTCTATATTACCAGTAGAAATGTGTTCTTATTTAAAAGAGAACTATGAATTGTTATACCAATATGATCCTGAAGGCTCTTACACTGCCAATTTTCTAACTATTGATGCACAAGAGTTAGAAAATGGATTAAAAGAAGCTGAAGCTTTACTTATTGAAGCTTCTTTTCAAACAAGACTTCCAAAAGAGCACAGGTTAAGCAAGACTGGCGTATATGGTCTACAATTTGTTTTAGCGTTTGCGGACAGAGACAATGTAGACGAAGAGGGTAATGCGACAGTAAAATATCTATCTTATACTATAGATAATAACAATATGACAGGCAATCCTTATCTCTTTACAAATTGGTCTGATCAGTATGCAATTTACCCAATAGACACAGAAAACTTTTTATATATAGATAGTATCTTAGCATTTGGCCATGATTTTGTTGAGCAAGATGATAGAGTAAATGCTGAGCTTTGGGGCGAAGATATATTTATTAAGGACTTAGAGATATATGGCCTTAAACAAATTACTGCTGTTAGTGGGGATTATAAATTATCTTTGTCTATGCCGCAAGGTTCAACTTTTAAATCTATTCTTGCAGATGATTTTCTACAAGTCGTAGGTAAAGTTACTCAACTTTCAACAATTTTATCTGACGGAACAATGTTTTATTGGTTCGCTGAAGATAATAGAGTAACTGCCGCAAGTGAAAATTATCAGATGTATGGCGGCTCAGGTTGGCGTTATCTAAAAGATAAAGGAAACAATTATACCTTTACCACTCTTGGAAATGAAAATAAAGCTTATGAAAATCGTTATTTATGCGTTGCTGTTTATAAAGAGAATGTTATATTAAAAGAATATTTTACTTTATATAATGAAGCAGCTAAAAGAGATTTAAGCATTTCTTCTTCTCTTGGAATCAAGTTTAGCTTTGACAGAGGAACTCCAACTCTTACTTGTTTAATTAATGGCAAATCTGAAGACTTTGAGTTAGGTGAGCCAAATGCGCACCAAGATAATTGGTTTAGGTTCATCTGGTCTAAAGTTGACTCTTATGGTCAGACAACTATTTTTAACCAAACAAAAGAAGAATTACAGGCTGCTTATGATCAAGGTATTGCTGATGGTATCGGCTATGCAGCTCTTTCTGCATTAAGAGCTGAAATTCTTGCAATGGAAGGAGTAGAGTTTACTCCTGGAAAGAATACTTTAACCTATTCTGTAAAGGGGATAGATGGAAATGCAACGTTTAAGTGTTCTGTTTATTTGCGGGATACTGAGTTAGGTGACGAATATTATATTGGTACAGCAGAAATTGTTCTTCAAAATGAAGATGCTTCAACTCCGTATGACTATTATATCATAATTGAAAATGGAGATCAAGTATTTCAATATAGTGAATCAGGGGTGTCTCCAGATGATGAAAGGTACACTGATCCGTTAGAGATTAAACCTTTAACCTGTCATTTTTATGATCCTGCAGGCTTAGAAGTTAATAAAAACACTTATGAAATAAAGTGGAGAGTACCTTTAGAGAGTACTATGATTGTTACTCCAAAAGAAGGTATGGAATTTAATCCTGCAACTGAAAAGATTGAGTGGTGTATTTCAGAAAATTATCCTGTTGATATTGCTAGCGACTATGATTATCAAGCTTTAAACAATCAAGTGCAAGCAATCGTAACCTATCAAGGACAAGAATATACTGAATATACTCAATTCTTATTCACCAAGATTGGAGAAAATGGTACTAATGGCACAGACATGGTTGCTAAAATTTCTCCAACATCAGACGATAATATTTTAGATTCAGAGCTTTTAACTTTAGAATTAAAAGATGGGAAGCCTGAGCAATGGAACACAGGTCAAGCATATGGTTCTCAAGTTTTAAAGTTTAATTTATATCAAAGAAATGAATCTTTAAATATATTAGATGGAGATGTTGCTTGGTCAATTTCAGGTGGAGTTAGTGGTTCAACTCGTAGCAAATACATGTCTGTTGATGATGGTCGAGTTTATTGGAAAGATACTGCAGATTCAGACAAAGCGATGTTCCGCAATCAAATAGTTAAAGCTTCTACCAGATTAGATGGTTTTGATTATTATGCTTTCTATCCTGTTCCTGTAATTGATTATAAGGGAGATGTTGGATATAAAGTTAAAATTGATCCTGTGTATACTCTAAAGAGTATTACTTATAATGCAGATGGTCGTAATCCTTTATATAATAAGAATCAAGGAATATTTATTAACTTAGATACTCCTGGAAAATATATAGTTTGGCAAGCAGAGGGTGGAGAACCTAGACGTGCAGGAACTACTTATTATGATAACCCTACAAATGCTTGTTTTAAATTAACTTATGAAAAGAATAGTTCAAATGGACAAACGATATTAACTCCTTTAGATACGGATGATGGGTCATGGGAGGATTTAACTAATTTTTATATTCTTCCAGATGATGTCTACGATGGAGAATATTGTAACAATTTAGTTCATGGTAAAATCTATTCTTCAAAAGAAGTATATCAAAACAATGGCAATCCAGAAGTAGAGATTTATATTCCTATTTATATGAGTCTCAATACTTATGGGTTAAAATCATTAAACGCATGGGATGGAAACCATGTAGAAATTAATGAGGATGAAAATTATATCCTTGCGCCGCAAATAGGAGCTGGTGAAAAAGATAGCGAAAATAAATTCACTGGCGTAGTAATGGGAACTACAAAAACCTATGATGCGGACGATAGCTCTGTAGGACTATTGGGATATAGCCATGGTAAGCAATCTATATGGCTGGATGCGGAAACTGGTAATGCAATTTTTGGTTTGCCAGAAGATCAAGCGACTAACTCTAATCATTATACTGAAGGTCGAATTGAGTTAGTTCCTGGCGGAGATAGTAAAATAGGTATGTGGACTATTGGTTCACGAGCCATGTATAATATGACACAACCTCCAGAGCCTATTGGAACTGACGAAGATGGAAATATTGATTTTGAAGATGAATATGTTAAGGTTGACCCAGATCGACCTTATACTGACTATCCAGTTCCAGACGCTCAAATGTCTATTCCGCACAAAGCACAAGGTATTTTATTAAATGCTAATCCAGCCTATATTTCTGTCAAAGGTATGCCTTTGGATGAAGATAACTCAGACATAGATTGGGAAGGTGCTAATACCACAATTAGAAAAGGCGACAGTCTTGAAGTAGAGCTAGACCCTAGAAAAAGTTCAGTATTTTCTATTTATAGGCATACAACTTATGATGGAGCTGAAGATACTGGAAAGTGGCGTAGGTATCCATTAGTAGGGATTAATGCTAATGGACAGTTTTATACTAACGCTATTGAAGATGGAGAGTCTTCAATGGGTATTGGTAATATTGGAGCTTTCAGAAATTCTGCAGCAGACAAGAAGTATGTTGGTGCACAATTTGCTTGGCGAGGAAACAATTTATTTAAGTTCTTTGTTGACATTGAAGAAGACGAAAGCGATGAAGATAAAACCCTGCATATCTCTACTGGTAGTAAAATTGGAGATAGAGGTGACGAATATCCAAGAGCAGTTAGGATTTATGGTAATGGTGTTACCTTACTTGCTCCTGAAACTGGAAATTTAAATTCTCCTTCTTCAAGTCATAGCATTAGCATTACACCTTCACAGGCTTTATTTGGACACTTAGAAAGTTCTTATATAAGCATCCCTTATGATGGAGCAAAAACTGCTGAAATTACTTTAAAAAATAATTTAGACATAACAACTGCTGCTAATAGAAGTACATTTATAAGTACAGGCGGTTTTACTTTAGAGACTATTGGAAATGACACACTTCCCAATGATATTAGTTTAAGTTCTAGTAAAGATATGAATATTAATCTCGTTAGAGATAAAAATGTTAAAATTGGAAGATATTTGTACTTAGATACTAAAGATTTCCACATAAATGCGCACGTAGCAGACAGTGTAACTGAATCTAATTGGTCAGAAAATTTTGATAATCCCAAGAAAGGTTCAGCGTCAAGTGTTACTTATAATAATGTTACTCAGTTGGCTATTGGAAATGATAATGCTTATATCAATCTAAGACCACTTTCTATTAAAAGTAGAATGCATTCTGATACAGGTTGGAACATTAGCAGTAGAACAGGTGGAATATTCCTAAAATCTTATCAATCTTCAGAGGGGATTATTCTTCAAGCAACTCCTCCTAATTCGACAGATGCAAATGGAGCAAGAATTTCTTTGATCCCACAACAAGGTGGATCCTCAGACTTCTTATTGACTTCATATCACGGAACTATTCAGTCTACAACAGCTAATGTGAATGACGATAAGAAAAATGTTAAAGAGAACGTTATCCAAATTTATCCAGGACTTGCAACTCAATGGGGAGTTTTTACTGGTAGTATTCCCAATTTAAATTTTACTATTACTGCAAGCAAAAGTATTAAATCTAAAAATGGCTCAATATATGGAAATGATTTTATCTTTAATTCTTCTAAAACAGGGTCTTATGCTGGAAGTAATTACAGTTATACTAGCGTTTGGAGTCATATAGATAAAATATATGAGCTTTTAAGAAATGTTAGAGCTTATGCTAATGATCGAGCACAATGGGCTTATGATCGAGCACAATGGGCTTATGATAGAGGAAGTACTGCTCTTACTGCGGCTAATAATGCTCAAAGCAGAGCTGATAGTGCTTATAGCCTTGCCAGTACAGCTAACAGTAAAGTCAATAGTGCTAATAATTCTATTAGTACCATCAGATCGAAAATGCACTCTGCTGGTAATCTTCTCAACAATGCAGGCAACCTCCCTGTTTGGATTGCTGCTAGACTCGCTATTGGTGATGCTGGTAATAGACTTAATGAAGCTTAAAACAGATATAACGGAAATAAAAGGAGACAAAAATGAACGAATTGCAATTACGTGTTGAAGTTCAGGGAGCTGTTCAGAATTACGCTGAGCAGCTTCTTGATGCAAATGGTATCCCCGCACATTTAGTGGAGGATGCCTTTCATAAAACTCTTGGTTTTATTCAGGAAAGAACTTTTCATGAGTTTATAGCTTCAGTTACAGTTCCAACTGAAGATCCTGATGAGGGAAAGGAAGATAATGGCGGAGAAGAAATTAGTTAGACAAGTTACTGTCAAAGGAGAAGACGGTCAACTTGGAAACCCTTATAGCATTGGAGCAACATTTGAAGAAATTGTCGATACAAGAGCTGGTAAGGGTAACTATTCTTTAGCTCAATTTTTTGATAACTATATAGATTTTATGAACTCTACAAGTTTTGTTGCTTATGGAGATACAAAGCCTACAAATACGCATGTGCGCTTTTGGATTGATACATCAAGTTCTAACTTATAAAATGCAGAAATAGGAGGGAGAGAATGGAGGAAGAAAAAAAGTTCACTGTATATGAACATTTAAATTCTAAGAACGGAAAAAGATATATTGGAATAACTTCTCAAGCTCTTTCTCGACGCTTCAGAAATGGAGAAGGCTATAAGAGCTGTGTTTTATTTTATAGAGCTATACAAAAATATGGTTGGGATAATTTTAATCATAACATTTTATATAAGAACTTAACTAAAGAAGAAGCTTGTCAGAAAGAAAAAGAATTGATAAATAAGTATAAAAGCAATAATCCTGATTTTGGCTATAATCTTCTTTCTGGTGGACAATTTTTTACTCATGCAGAATCTTCTAAACAAAAAAATCGAGAAGCACATTTAGGTAAAAAGATTATTTATTCAGAAGAAACGAAACATAGAGTTTCTAAGCAAAGAAAAGCATTGTGGAACAGTTTTTCTGATGAAGAAAGAGCTGAAAGACTAAATAAGATGCAAAAAGGAAGAGAAAAAATGCCTCCTTTAAGGAACAGGGGCATTACAACAAAAATTAGATGCGTTGAATTAAACAAAGAATTTGATTCAATTGCTGACGCAGAAGAGTGGTTAGGACATTCTAGAGATTGTTTTGCCATAGGTAAAGTTTTAAATGGCAAACGTAAAACAACAGGTGGATACCATTGGGAATACGTAGAGGGGAGAAAAAAATAATGCCAAATCTTACAAACACACTCTACCCTCCGCAATGTCAAACATTTCTTCCTGCTTTTGTAAACACAAGTGACGCTGTAATATACTTTTCACTTTCTCCTTACAATTCATCTTCAAGCATTCAAAGAGTTCATGTTTCTTTAGTCAATCAATTAAATAATGAAAATGCTTTAATAAATGCAAGCGGTATTTTAATTTCATCTTTAAATTATGATACTACTTCTGGAATGTATTATGTTGTAATTCCTGTTACTTCTGTAGAAGGGAATCAATTTAATATAAATCAATTTTATAAAGTTCAAATAAGGTTTGACTGCTATGAAGGAGAAGTTCCTACAGATGAAAAGCAGTTGAATAGTTATTTTCTTGATTATCAGACTTACTTCTCTGAATGGTCAAGTGTTTGTTTAATTAGACCGATTTTGCAACCTGACATTCAATTAAGAACTTTTGACACTTATGATGGTTCAAATACTATTGCTTTTAACAAAGGTATTATCCCTATTTCTGGCAAAATGTTTTTTGGAGAAGGCAGCACAGTTGAGACTGAAACTTTACAATCTTATCAGATTCAAATTCTAGATTCTAATAAGACTGAAATTATGTTATCTTCTCCAACCATTTATACTGGAGATAATATTGATGCAAATGATATTAATTATCGAATAGATTTGCAGGGCTTAGACACTAGCAGTTCTGTAGATTTTACTTTAAGAATTGTTGCAACAACTAAAAACCAATATAAACTAACTAAAGATTGGGAATTTCAAATTTCAGACTTTTTAGACGAAGAAACTTTTGATCCCACTCTTGAAGTCACAATGGATAATGAAGAAGGCATAGCTACTCTTCATGTGAAAAATGTTCAAACAATTTTTGGTACTATTTATATTAAACGTGGCTCTAGTATAGATAATTTTAAGACTTGGGAAGATATTCATGTTGAGTACATAGCTGGTCCAATAGACTTAACTATTACAGATAATACTGTAAGTAGCTTAGTTTGGTATAGATATTCTATTCAAATGGAGAATAGCGCAGGAGCTTTAACAAACGTTTATAGATCAAATGTCTTTATGCCTGAATTCTATGACGCTATTTTATCTCGTGGAGAGCAACAGCTTAAAATCTTATATAACTATACTATCTCTAACTTTAAGCCAGTTGTAAATAGAGCCAAGATAGACACATTAGGTGGACGTTATCCTAAGTTTGCGGAAAATGCTATTTTAAACTATAAGCAGTTTTCTATTAGTGGTATAATTAGTTCTGAAGCTGATCCGCACCAGTTATTTTTAAATAAACAAGATTATTTTGATGATAGCTACTCTCGATATACTGTCTATAAACAGGATATGGGTATCAAAGACATTGTTAGAAATGATGTCTCTGATTACTTAGGAGATACTTCTGTATATGATGATTATTTAACTACTACTAAAGACGATTGGCTTTGGGAGAGAGAATTTAGAGAAGAAGTAGTTAAATGGCTTAACGATGGAGAACCTAAGTTATACAGGTCTATGACTGAGGGATCTATGGCTGTTATGTTGACAGATATTAACTTAACGCCAAATACAGACTTGAGCCGCAGATTGTACTCCTTTACTGCAACAGTTTATGAGATTGCAGAAGCTGATTCTTTAGCTACTCTAGATTCTCTTGGAATTTATGAAGTAATTAAGCCAACTGAAGACTATAGTGGTGGAGGAACTGTAGATCCTGAACCTGAATATGTTGAAGTAATGAATGTTGGTCAACTTTATCAGTATACGGTTACTGATAAAAATAACCTATTAAGCGTTATCCTTCAAAATCTCAAATCTGAATATGGAGGAGTTTTAAATGATAAAGACCCTAGCGATCTTTATTTAAAAAATGTTAAAATCTTTTTCCACAATCAACCCAATGTATATCTTCAAGATGGACAAAATATTATTTATGTTGAAAATCCTGGAGATCCTGTTTGGTCTAACTCTCAAAGAGAACGAATGCAAATGGGATATGTGTTTAATGTGGGAACTAGTGCTAGCCAAGGAACCTCTTTATTCTTTGTAAATAAAAAAGGCTACTATCAAATTCCATCTTATTTAGATGTTACCAATCTATCGTTTGACCGCATCGGTGATATAGTAACTATTGAATATGTGATGGTTTATAAAGAAAAGAATAATGTTACAACTATTGTCTCTGGCTCTTCAGTTGACTGCACAGTTGTGGGTCAAGAACGTGGAGTTTTTGAAGCTGGAGAATATCTTGGTGAACAAATTCGTGCAAAATACAATTTCGTTAAAACTGATGAATACTATCAAAGAATGCAGTACTGGCGAGGAATTTGTGTAGATGTTGATCCTTTTGCAGTAGTTCATATCCAATATTATAGAGAAGATGAATATCATGATTACATAGTTGGAGATACTGGAGTGCTTCATCTACAAAGAAATTTTGATGTTCAGGATATGTGTTTTTTGGGTAAGAGAATGCACGAACGTCCAATAGAAAGGCAGCGTTATTTAGAAGAATGGGAATATGTAACAGATGATGGAAGCTATTCCTCTACGAACGAAGTTAAAGATCCTAAATTAAATACTGTATATACTATTGGAGATAAACAACAAATTTATTATCAGTATCAGTGGTATGATTTTACTCCAAAAGCTACAGGTACTGGTTGGGCTTCTGTCCCAATAGAAGGTATTGTAAATTACTATGGCAATGTGGTTCAAAGTGATTATAACTAAAGGAAAACGTTATGGCTAGACGAGAATATTCTTTTGGAGAGCAAGTCGGATCAAAAGGAGTCATTTTTCTTGAAGAAGTAGAACCAGAACGAAAAACAGCTCCTTCTGGTAAAAAACATACTTATAGAAAAGCTAAGTTTTTATGTCCTTCTTGCAAAAGAATTTATGAAGCACGAATAGAGAATGTTCAAAGAGACAAATCAACTCAATGTTCTGTTTGCGGCCATAAACAAGGTGCTGAAAAATTAAAAAAGGTTTATCGTAAAGGAGATGTAATAGGAAAAAATCCAGATGTTATATTTTTAAAAGAGGTTGACCCTATTCATATTTATGACCATATAGTTAGACGTGGTATCTTTTTTAATAAAAAAACCAAAATAAAATTTGAAACAGACATTAGAAAAGTTGTAACAGGATATACAAATGGAGATTTAAAATCGTGTGGAGAGCGTATTATCGAACAAATTCTCTCAGAAAATAATATTTGTTATGAATCTCAAAAAATATTTCCTGATTGTAAAGACATATCCTATTTACGTTTTGATTTTTACTTACCTGATTACAATTGTTGTATTGAATATGATGGTATTCAACATTTTGAAGTAACTGGATGGAATACAGAAGAAAAAAAGAAAGATACAGAAAAAAAGGATAATATTAAAAATACTTATTGTGAAAACAACAATATATCTTTAATTAGAATATCTTATAAAAATAAAGATAAAATTTCTATTTCTTATATAAAAAAATTACTTGAAAATATTAGTGATAGTAGGGAGGTTATTTATGCGTAAAGAATATAAATACCTCCAAGATCCATGGTATGAAGATGCCAATGGGCAAAAAGAACGTAGAAACTTTCTAGCTTTGATTGACAGCTTTGTAAATCAAAAACAGTACGTGAAAATTACTTTATTAAATTGGTCAGAAGAACCTTTGAAAGAAATTGAAGGAGAGCTATCCTCTGGTACATTATCTAAGGACGGCTCTTCTTCTGTGAGAAGAACTTGTCAGCTTTCAGCCACTGTTAATCGTGGGGAATATGATGTAGAAGATAGTGAAATGGATTTTGCCATTAATAAAAAAATCTTTATAGAAATAGGAGTTAAAAACTATACAGATCAATATCCTGAATATCCTATTCTTTGGTTTCCGCAAGGGGTATTTTTTATTAGTGACTTTGCTATTACTTCTTCAGCTTCTTCTACAGTAAATATTAGTTTGACATTAAGAGATAAAATGTGCGGACTAAATGGAATTGTTGGGGGAACATTTCAGTCAGTAACTATTTTAGATGAAGTAGATACCCAAAATGCTAGTGGACAATTTGTGTCAGAAAAAGTTCTTGTATACAATATTATTCAAGAAGTGGTTCATCATTTTGGTGGAGAAGATCTAAACAATATTGTTATTGAAGATGTTCCTTTAAGAATTAAACGTGTTATGAAATGGGCAGGAGATAACCCAATATGGATGGTTCCTGCTGAAAATACGTCTGCACAAGCAGGAAACCTTTGGTATAGTGTAGAGCTGGAAGAACCTTCTAATAAACCAAGTGGCACTTTACAAATTGTAAATGGGACAGACGCTGGGTATATCTTTGATGATTTTTACTATACAGATGAGTTAATCGCTAATGCAGGAGAGACTGTCACTTCTGTATTAGACAAACTTGTGCAGTATCTAGGAAACTATGAATATTTCTATGATGAGTTTGGAGTTTTTCATTTTAGAGAAATTAAAAATTATTTAAATACAACTCAAGCAGAAATTCTTGTTAACGATATGGACAAGAATGATTATCTTGTAGACACAACAACAGGAAAAGACGTTTATACTTTTTCAGATGATTCTAACCTTGTAAGTATTAGTGTTACTCCTTCCTATGGTAATATCAAGAACGATTATGTTATTCATGGGACTAGAAAAATGACAAACTCTGATATTAGTTATGATGTTTTTTATCATCTATGTATCGATAAAAAACCAACTCCAGGAAATACATATTACGATTTACTCCTATTTAAAGAGCAAAGCACTGAATTAACTAAAGCAATTTTTCCACTGAGCGTTCCAACTGAAGCTGATTTGCCGCAACCAGGCAACTTTAATCTAATCTACAGGGTGGCAAATACAAATTCTTTTTTCTATTGGGAAAATGACGTATATAAAGAAGTAGAAGTAGTTAAATATTATCCAGGAGAAAATCAAGAAGGTTCTTTGGGTTATACCACTAAAGATTGGAGAACAGAATTATATCTTCAAGGATTATTAGCTAAAAACAATGGAACAGATGCGGGATTATATTATTCAGACTTAGAAAATGATTACACTGCTGCACAATCTGATGACTCTTGGATTGGACAAATCCATAGACAAGTTAAAAGAAATAGAATAGATACTGACTATTATTTTGAAGAGTTAGAAGCCTTCTGGCCGCAAATTTACGATCTTGAAAATCAACAATTTTATGCAGAGCAAGAAGATAAGACTCTTTTAACTTCAGCTTTAACTGATGGAAACTATTTCTTAGATTTTATAGATCCTTCTACTTCTGGATTAGGAGAATTTTCTATCAGCAATATTGGTCGTAGAATGGACGTTGTTAACAATGAAGATATAAATTGTCTTTTTCAGCCAGATATTCCAGATATTGTTTTTTTGAATATTGATGATGAAGATTTTCTTGAAAAACGCCAAGAGTGTCAGTTAAAGGGACAGCCTTTTACTCAAGTGCGGGGAGACGTGTACTCTGGTTTTTATACTGGAGGGTATAAGAATGGAGCTTTTGATCAAGTGAAATATGAACTATATTTGCACACTAATTATCAAAAAACTCTTTCTCTTACTTCTTTACCTGTTTTTTACTTAGAACCAAATAGTAGAGCTACTATTAACGATAAATCAACAAATACATATGGGTCTTTCATGATTAAAACTTTATCTATTCCTCTTGGGCCAGGAAATATGATGGCTACAACCGCGAGCGAAACTTTTGAAAGATTTTAATGGATTTCATTAATGGGCAAAGTGTTTGAAGCATTTTGCCCAGTTTTTTATATTAAAAGAGTAATGTATTCTTAGAGATAGAAGGAGTGATAGGGCTTGGCAGATCAACAAATTGGGCAGCTACGTTTTACAGGCTCAGGATGTGTAAGCACTGTTTCTAGCTCTATTGGTTATCAAGATGTATCTATGGGCGATAGCTCTGGAAGTACTACTTCTACTAGTTTTAAGGATGTAGTTATCACTCCTGATACAGCTTTTGTTAAAGATAGAGACTATTATTTGTCTATCGCAATTCCGCAAGACATGAACTATGATATGCAGTTTAATTTAAAAATTATTAAAAAAGAAAATAATGTAAATACTGTATATCAATACTTAAAAAATATTACTATTAATCGCGGTGGAACTGGTGAAAATGTTTTTCAAGTTGCTCTTTATGAAAAATCAGATGGTTCTACTGCAGCAATGATCCCGCTGCCTTATACAGCAGGAACAGAAAATACCAAAGATCTTATCTACTATAATTCTGCAAACGATGGGTTCTATTTAGGTAACGGAGGTACTTCGTATACCCGCACGTATAATTTTAATGATTTATCTGTAGTGGCTTCTTGGAGACATGAAACAGGAGAAAACTATGGAACATTTGAAATTACCTTTAGACCTGTAGAAGATTCTTTTGAAGCTATTCTTTTGGAAATGGTAAGAACAGCAGAGGATTATAATATTCAGAGATCTTCTTCTACTGGTGAAACAGAATATGGTAGAAAAGTAGATATTGAAAAAGTTCAATATACTCTCTATGAGTTATCTAATTTAGTAGATCAGATGAATAGAGATGGAGAGTTGACAAGCATTGGTGTCTGGGGACATTCTGGACTTCTTATGACGATAAATGGCGAAGAAATTAGAATCGGTCCTAGTGGATACTATGAACTATTAGATATTATTCCAATTACTTCTATTGGAATTGTTGCTGATTCTTGGGATGATAATTGGACTATTGATTACACCTATGAAATTAATACAGATGAAGGTTTATAGGTGATATATATGTTATTTAATAAATATATAGAAAGGATGTGAGGAAAATAGATAGCTTCTACGGCGGAAAACAAGGAGACTCTTTTATCCTAAAAGCATCCTTTAAGTCTATTAATGATATGGTCACTGCTTTTAAGCGAGGATCAAACTATACTGATGTTTGGTATGGTGAGCATTGTTTAATAGATACTCCAAATAAGAATGATAAAGATAATGGTAAGATTTATAAAAGAGGTCTTGATTATCAAAATTCTGTAGGTGGAGCCATTTATGTAGGACAGATTGTTGGCCCTTCTAGTGGCACACCATATTTCCAATTAAACACTATTAAGGAAGTTACTGATAAATCTGAAATTGAATTAGAGGATTATGAATATCGTAGATTCCCAACAGGCTACCAAATGGACGGCGAGGGGCATGTTATTGGTTATGAAACCTCTGACGGTAGCGATGGTAAGAATATTGCAGTTTTTCCTTTTAGTAAAGCTCATGATACTTCTATTGTTCCTGGAAAATATGTTGAAGATGGAGCAACAAAATATAACGATGAAATTCGTTGGACATGGGTAAATATTAGAAAAGACAATGCTGACGCAGACAGTTGGTTTTATGTAGGATTTGAAATTCCATATCCTGTAATTGACTACAGCATTCATATGACTTCTCCGTATGATACTAGCGGAAATATTTTATCAGATGCTACAGATATTTCTCGTATAGACGATCAAACGCATCCATTTTATGCACATTGGGATCTAGGCCTTCCAAAAGGTGTAAAGGGAGATACTCTAAGGAATCTCAGAGTTATTGTTCCAAATTCTGGAAACAGAACTAACATTTATGATCCTTCTGCTATTACTGTTAATCCTACTACTGGAGAAGCTACTGTTGGTCAACCAGGATATGATGGAATTGAAGACGATATTGCGGCAAGCCGTCAAATTATAGTATATGACTATTATATCTATGACAAGCTTCGCAATCCGTCTGCAATAATGATTTATCTTGGTGACTTCAATATTATTACAAACATATCTCTGGATGATGAAGGCACTTTAACTTTAGAATACACTCATGAAGATGATAGCGTATTTACTAAAAAAATTCGTTGGGTAGACAATATTGCTTTAACTGAAGGAAATGGTAATCAAGGTGGACATTTTACCTTTACCTTCAATAACGATACGCCTTTTGCTACAAAAGAATTTGACGTTAGTTGGATTAAAGGAATTGAGATTCTTACTGATGGTTCTTTGCAATATACTTATGCTGGCACCCCAGAATCTCTTCCTGCAGACGCGACTAGAATTAACGAAGGTATCTATCGAGTAGAAGATTTTCTGCAGTGGCTCAGCAAAGTAGAACTTAATCCTGAAACTGGTATTTTTACAGTTACTAATAATCGTGGAGAAGAGATTTTCCGCACAGAATTAGACTGGATTAAAGATATTGACTTAGACGAGTTTGGTACTGTAACTCTTCATCATACAAAAGGAGACACAGACGAAACACTCAGTAATCACATTAAATGGGTTAATGATGTTAGTTTAAATCCAAATACTGGTCTTTTCAGAATAGTATTTAACTATGGCGAACCAGTACAGTTTCAATTAAACTGGGTTGATGATGTTTATATTAATGAAGAAAATGGTAACATTTATATTCATAATACAAACGGTGTTTTAAATCGAGAATATGATGATTATACTGGAGAACTTTTAGATGCAAAATTAAAACTTATTACTAGAGCATCAGTTTCTTCTACAGGTATTATTACACTCCATACAAACACTGGAGAAACGATTCAGCTTAATCAAGAAGGTTCTAGTTCATCTCAACCTTTCCAAATTAAAGTAATCGAGAATGTTACTTTAAATACTGGCATCTTAGAAGATAAACGTATTTTTGTAAAATATAATACAGAAACAGAATCTACTCCTATTGGAGATCCTATCAATCATATTAAAGATATGGTTGTTAGAACTACTGACTGGCACTTATTAGTACTATATACAGATCCACAACATCGTTATCCTAACACTGGTGGCTCTTTAGACGATGAAGGAACAGACCAGAATGGAATCCGTTGGGTTTCTGGAATTTTAGGCTCTGATGGTACTAACTATGAGACTGCAGGAAGTTCAGTTTATTGGCGTGACATGGGAGCAATTAAAGACCAATCAGGTATTTTAGTTGGATTTAATGTTGATCATACCAAGGTTCAAGGAGATGGCTTTGACCCTAATATTGCTGGTACTCCTGGAGGTCTTGCTGGAGAAGGAGGAACTGGTGTTTGCGGCTATCTCCAACAACACTACCCAAGTGGATTAACAGGAAAACAAAATTCTACTTATACCAATTCATACGCTGCAAAGATTGTAACTTATAATCCACCTCCAACAGGTGAAAACCTTGATAAACAAGATAAAGAGTTCTATGCTTATGATTATCTTACCTATAGATGGTATTATTTAGGTAAGATTGCGGACAGTGGTATGAGAGACGCAAAGCTTTTAGAAAGCGCTCAAGTTAATGCTTCCAATCTTTCTAGCTTAAGCACAAATGGTCTTTTATTCACAGCAATTCCTTCTACAATCTCCAATAGTGCAATGCCTAAATATTGGGATATTGCTTATAACTCTTGGGTCTAAGGTGATTATTTATGAAAATAATTCAATATATTGGCCCTTTTACAGCGGGACAGTCTATTACTGTCCCTGCTGAATATGATTGCGAATATGTTCATATAGGAATTCAGTTTCCTTTTAGACAACCAATCGCATATATAACTGATTCTGCTGTAACTCCTGATTTAGAAATTGGTTCTATGGATGGAAGTTCTATTCCATATAGAATTAATGACACAGGAATCTTAGAGTTTGACAATCTAGCTCAAACTTCTTGGAGAATCAGATTTTTAAAAGACATGCCTTTTGAAGGCATTATAGATATTGCGTATCAAGAAACGAATGAGTAAAAAGGAGGTAGTAAATGGCAAAGGGGAATCCTAATGATGATAGCCGCAAATTAAATTTTGTAGCTAGAGTTTATGATCCTGACGCTACAGAAGATCCCACTTATGGTAAGTATCGTCCAGTATACATTGCTCCAGAAGCTACCTCAACAGTTCTTGGTGACGTATACCTTTCTGATGCTACAGATGGTACAGAATCTGCGGCAACAGGCGTGACTGCTGCTACTCCTACGGCTGTTAAAAAAGTACAGGATAACGCTAACAACAAGTTAGATAAAACAACAAGGGCCGCACAATCAGTAACAAGTGATGTTACGTTTAATGGTGTTTTAACTGCTAACCAAGGAATTACTGTTCCTAGTGGACAATTCTTTAAAGGTAATTTACAAGGCAATGCTTCGACTGCGAGTGAATTAACTCCAGGGGCTGGAATTGCAGTAAAAGTTGGAGTTGCTGAAGCAAGTAATCCTACGACCTTTACAGGCAAAGGGAATATTACTATTCAAGTAGACCAAGTAGATGCATCTAAAGTCACAGTTGGTACACTTCCACTTAACGTAATCCCGCAAGGAGCTTTAGAACGTGTAGTTTCTTATGAATCTGTTCAAGCTGCTATTACTGCTTGGTCAAGCGCAGGTTCAAATGCAAAGCCTTTTGACATTGGTGACACTATTAGAGTTACAGGCGTAACTCCAAATGTTATGTACAGTGTTGTTGGCTCTCCTGGAAGTTCAAGTAGCTATGTTGAGTATGCGGCTGGTACTGCTACAAACGCTTTAAATGCAGAAGAAGCTGAACATGCGGCCGATGCAGATCATGCTGATGTTGCTACTAAATTAGGTACTACAACTGTAGGTAGTGGGATTAAACCTATCTACTTAAATAATGGTACAGCAACAGCTTCTACTTCTACAATTGGTTCAAATGTAAAACCTATTTATATGACGAATGGAGCACTTACTGCTTCTAGTGCAGACATTGGTTCTAATGCAAAGCCTATTTATATGGTTGATGGAACTTTAACTGCTATGTCGTCAAATGTTGGAGCTACAAATAGACCAGTATATATAAAGGCTGGAGCTATTACTCAATTAGATTTTACTATTGACAAATCTGTTCCTGCTGATGCTAAATTTACAGATACTACTTACTCAGTATTCAAAGGTGCTACTGCAAGTTCCGCAGGTAGCACAGGACTTGTCCCTGCTCCTGCCGCAGGAAATAATTTAAAGTTCTTGCGTGGAGATGGTACGTGGCAAGTAGCTGGAGAAGTTACAGGCGTTAAAGGTGATGCAGAAGGCTCATATAGAGTAGGAAACGTAAATCTTACTCCCGCAAACATTGGAGCTTTACCATTATCAGGCGGTATATTAACTGGTAATCTTGCTTCTAGACAAATTGCTCCAAGCGTTAATAACACTTATACTCTTGGAACGAGTAGTTTAAAATGGAGTAATGTTTACGCCACTACTTTTACAGGCAATTTAACAGGTAATGTTACAGGTAGCTTAAGTGGCAATGCGACAACAGCTACTACCGCAAACAGACTAAATAAAACCTTAAATTTGACAGGCAATGTTACTGGTTCTGTTAATTTGAACGCAGATGGAACTGCTAACTTGGCAACTACTATTGCTGATAAAGCTGTTACCAATGGTAAATTAGCTGACGATGTAGGCACTGTTTATATTGGGACAGACGAGCCAACAGAAGCTCATGTTAAAATTTGGGTAAAAATTTAGAACTTTGAATAAAGGGCATATTATTATTACAATAATTTGCCCTTTTTTATTATATTTAGGTTATTTATTAATGACACGAGAGAAAAGGAGTTCTATGATATGTTAAAGAAAAGTAAGGACTTAATGGTTCTTGGGGGGCAATAGCCTAACACCTCATTTATTTTATAATTTGATATTAATGAGGTGTTTATAGTGAGTTGGGTAAATTTGTTAGATATAGTTTATCCAATCGGAGCTATATACTTCTCAAGAAATTCAACTTCTCCCGCAAGCATTGTTGGAGGTTCTTGGACTCAAATTCAAGGAGCTGTTCTTGGAGCTGTTGGTGAGTCTATTTCTAATGGATATGGCGGAGATAAAACTATTTCAATAGATCAAATGCCAAAACATAAGCATTCTGTTAAATGGTCTAATGATCCTGACGATGAAAAGGCAGTTGAGTTTAATAGTCAGGACTATCCAAGTCGTCATTTTAACGCTGGCGAAGTAAAGCGATTCACTTCTGAAGTTCAAATGGCAATGACATCAGAAGGATTAGTTGTACTTCCCACGGGGGGGGGCAAGAATATTTCCCCTACTACTTTGGAGTATATGTCTGGTACAGAACTGCTTAGTAGGTGGTTGTAATGGCTAACTGGGTTAATTTATTAGATATTATCTACCCAGTAGGGTCATTATATATGTCTATGAACGCAACTAGTCCTGCGACTTTAATAGGTGGAAATTGGGAGCAGATTATAGATAGATTTTTGCTACCCAGTAATTCTTCTAGTATCATTAATGATAAAGGTTATTATCATTATCACGGTCTTTCTGACGAAGGCGGAGCTTTAATTGATTTAGGTTCAGGTACAAACGACAAAACATATTTGGTTATTACTAATTCTCCTTCTGGGAAACTGTCTGATTTTACGCCTGACTATCATAGATATTGGAAAGCTTCTTCTCAAGGCAACGCTTCTGAAGAATATTATACCACTACAGCTTTAACTGGTAGAACAGATTATTATGGATATGGGGATGATGAACCCTTAATGCCGCCTTATATTACAATTTATTGTTGGAGAAGAATTTCTTAAAATAATATCAAATTATAACTTATTTATTAAAAAGTAATAAAGGAGTTATTAAAATGATATTAGATTTATATAGAGTTACTCTCTCTTGGGGGGGGCTTAAACTAGGCTCTAGATTTATAGCTACCTCCGCAAGGAGAGTGGTATAAATGGCATGGATAAATTTGTTAGATGTGATTTATCCTATAGGTAGTTTATATTTCTCAAATAAAGCTACATCGCCAGCTTCGATAGTTGGTGGTTCTTGGACTAAAATTGAAGAGGCTGTTATTCGTAGCGGTAATACAGTTGGATACATGGGAGAAGACGAACACGCTATCACTATAGATGAAATGCCAAGTCATAGGCATAATATAGATATATATCTACATGACTATAATGGTACAAACCAGTCTTGTAACAGAACGCAGTGGACTGACAAAAAGGACGCTGCTGGTAAAGCTTTAACCAATGTAAAAGGGGGGGGGCAAGCGATGTCTCTTGTCCAACATTCTTACAATTGTTATATTTGGTACAGAACAGCCTAAGATTAAAGGAGGTCGCTAATGGCCTTCGTTAATTTCCTAGATATAATTTATCCTGTAGGTTCAATTTACATATCGGTTGATTCTTTAAGTCCAGCTAGTATTATAGGTGGATCATGGGAGCAAATTAAAGGACGTTTTCTTCTAGGTAGTGGCAATGGATATTCTGTTTTATCCACTGGAGGAGAAGAGGAACATCAGCTAATAAACAATGAACTTCCAACTACAATAAAAGTGCCTCATAGTAAAGAAGACGATCCAAATCATGATACTAATTGGTCATCTTTAACCAGCAATTCTATTTGGACTTATGGTCATCAAGACGGCGCTTTAAATTTAAAAGTTGTTGGAGGAGGTCAACCTCACAATAATATGCCACCCTATTTAGTTGTAAATCTTTGGAGAAGAGTTAGTTAATGTCTAATATCTTTTAATACATATAAGTATTGAAAGGATATTTTGTATTATGACTCTCAATAAAATAACAATCGTTGGGGGGGCTTAGTCTAACTAAAGCTCATATCTTCAACGATTTTAAGAAGGTGTACCAACTATGGTAAACCTAATGTATAAAGATACTGACAACACTTGGAAAAGCATTTTAGATATGTTTTATCCTGTAGGTTCTCTGTATTTTTCTACCAATTACACTTCTCCTGCTTCTGTTATCGGAGGATCTTGGACTCAGATCGAGAATGCTTTGCTAGGAGCTACAGGGGATAAGATGGGCGATATTAAAGATTATAATGGAAGTTATCGTATAACTGTTAATCAAATGCCAAGTCATAGTCATACTGCAAAGTTGCTAGGTATTGATTCAGGCTCTCTACAAAGCAATACTTCCTTTATGTGGAGTGCTTTAAGAGATATTAATTTGCAGCAGCACGTTTCTGGAACAGGCTCCACCTATTCCTCGGGGGGGGGGCAGCGACTTTATCCCCTATCATTTCACTATGGCTGTCTGGTATCGAACTGCCTAAAAATAAGCGAGGTGTTATAGCATGGCTGTAACACTTGGTAATATTTATATCAAAGACTCTGCTGATTGGAATACTTATTTAGATCTTGTGTATCCTATTGGAGCTTTATATATCTCTGCAACAAGTACAAGTCCAGCTTCTCTTTTAGGTGGCACCTGGTCTAGCGTTACCGGAGGAAAGTATTTAAGAGCTAACGCTAGTTTTGATAATGGAGGTAGCAACACTATAAGCATAGATCAGATGCCTTCTCATAATCATGGTTGGAAGCAGTGGAATTTTATTCAACATAAAGTATATGGATATTCTGGTGGAACAGCCTATGGATATATTAGTAGTGGTTCTGAGAAAACGAACTATACAGATTCTACGGGGGGGGCAACCCTTCTATCCAACATATCAAAACGTTTATGTCTGGAGAAGAACAGCCTAGCCTTTGTGGAGGTGTGCTAATATGAGCACCATAGCAAAGAATATCTCTTTTAAAGACTCCTCTTCTTGGAACACACTTTTAGATTTAATTTACCCAATAGGTTCAATCTATATAACAACCTCTTCAACCAGTCCTGCTTCTAGTATTGGCGGATCTTGGTCACAAATAGAACCTGGAACTTTTCTAATGGCTGCTGGTGAAAGTTACAATGTATTATCAACAGGTGGAGAAAATACGCATAAGCTAACAGTTAGGGAAATGCCTGGTCATACTCATACTGCTAAGATGTGTTGGATAGAAAATACTGGATCACAAAATATTACTGCGGGGAAATTTGTTTATAGAGACTCTGGTCGCACGACTGCACAACCTATTTGGGATACAAGTCGTGTTGGAGGAGATCAAGCTCATAATAATATGCCAAAATATATTGCTGTAAATATTTACTATAGAACTGCTTAATTCTTATTTTATAAAATTTTTAATGGGTACTCTTTTTATTAAGAGTACCCTTTTTTCTATATGGTCGTATTCAATGAATTTTTTAATTTTTATTTTTATACTCTATAGATTATGTGTAAAAAAGGAAAGGGGTATTGTTTAAATTGGATGCGTTTTCTACTCTTTTGACGCAATACTCCATTGAAACTATGGTATTAATAGTGGTCATGTTGGGAGTAGCCACTAAATTTATTGGCGAATTAATTGAATGGTTTTATACTAAATTAAGAAAGTATTTTAATCATCAAAATGATAAAGATAAAGCTCATAGTGAAATTACAAATGGGCTTTTAGAAATAAAAGAAGTAGTTGATCAACTAATGGAGAAATTTGAAAAGTTAGATACTAGAGTTGATTGTTTAGAAAAACAAGTGGTTTTAACAACAGAAAGGCTCCAAGAGAATAGTAAAAGCTATATTATAGATAAACATCATTATTTCTTTTATCAAGTTGGAGCCATTGATGATTTAAACCTTCAAAGTCTAGAAAGAAGATATTTATATTATAAGTCTGCGGGAGGAGACTCCTACATTGACAATTTAATGGAAGAGATAAGAGAACTTCCTAAACTAAATTTACAAAATCAAAATATAGTAAGCGCAATTCATTCTGCACGAGAGCAATGAAAGGAGAATAAATGCCCACAGAACTAAAGGCTTTTACTGTCAATATGAAATCTATGGATCAAGATATTGACGATCCTATCATTGCGGGAGCAGGTGATGCCAATGGTCGCACCTTTAGAGTTATTTTCACTCAAGAAGCTGCCGCACAGTTTACAGAATATTCTAAAGTATATCTATCCTGGAAACACAAACAGGCGAAAATTGAAGGCTTGAATGTTTTCAAGCAAGTAAATAATGATCCAATGATTTGGGAAATCCATTGGCCGCAAACTAGGTGCTGACGATATTATAGCTGGTAGTAATGTTCAAGTTAACCATGATGATGTATCTGGACATATTACAATTTCTGCTACTGATACTAATACCAATACTACATATACCCTGTCCAAGAGCGGCTCTACAATTACACTATCTGGCAGTGACGGCAGTTCAACAAGCGTCACTGATGCTGATACTACCTATTCTCTTGGGAGTTTTGGTGTAACTGCTACTGCTGCGGAGCTAAACAAATTAGATGGTGTAACTGCTACTTCTACTGAATTAAATTACGTAGATGGAGTTACATCTAATATTCAGACCCAGCTAAATGGAAAAGCCGCTGCAACGCATAACCATAGCGCAAGCAACATCACATCAGGCTATTTGCCTATATCTCGAGGCGGACTTGGTGGAGGTACGGCAACAGCAAGTCTATTCAACCTGATCTCTGGTAGCGTTCAAGAATTTAAAGATACAGATATTTCAAATATTTATGTTACCCTTGTTGATGGTGACGGAAGCGCAACAAACCCAATCTTAAAAGCAGTTACACCTGCTAATTTTGCTGCAGGTATAGCGACGCTTATTAAGCCGTCAGACATTGGAGCGGCGACGAGTTCGCATACTCACAACAATGCTACAACTGCGGCTGCTGGCTTTTTGCCTAAATTGGGTGGAGGAACGACTAATTATTTAAGGGCAGATGGTACTTGGGCTAAGCCTCCTGATACTAATACTACATATTCAGATATGAAAGGTGCTACCTCTAGTGCGGCAGGTACTCATGGTCTAGTTCCTGCTCCCGCTGCTGGAGCTGCAACAAGATATTTAAGAAGTGATGGTACATGGCAAGTTCCGCCCGACACTAATACAACATATTCATCTGCTACAACATCTAGCGCTGGACTAATGAGCGCTGCAGATAAAACAAAATTAAACGGAATTGCATCTGGAGCTAACAAATATACGTTACCTGTTGCTACGGCTTCAGCGCTCGGCGGTGTCAGAATTGGATTCCCTGAATCAGGAAAAAATTATCCTGTAGAACTCAATAGCAGCAATCAGATGTTTGTAAACGTTCCTTGGACAGATACAAACACAACCTACACGTTAAGTTCATTTGGAATTACTGCAACTGCTGCAGAATTGAATAAACTTGATGGGGTTACAGCAACAGCTACTGAATTGAACTATGTTGATGGAGTAACTTCTAATATCCAAACACAGTTAAATGGTAAAGCTGCATCTAATCATACTCATAGTTACTTACCTTTATCTGGTGGGACTTTAACAGGAACTCTTAATTCTAGGGCTATTGCTCCAACAGCGACCAATACTTATTCTCTTGGGACAAGTTCTTTAAAGTATAACGCAGTGTATGCTACGACTTTTTATGGCTCTTTGTCTGGCAACGCTTCTAGCGCTACAAAACTAGGAAGTTCAACTGTTGGTTCTAGTGTTAAGCCTATCTACTTAAACAAAGGTGCCGCAATCGCGAGTTCTAGTACAGTAGGTTCTGCTACTAGGCCAGTCTATCTAAACAATGGCGCTATTACTCAAGGAACTTATACTTTAGGGGCAGCTTGCGCAAAAGGGGTAGACACTTCTATTTCTACAGGATCTACTTCTACAAATCTTCCTACTTCAAAAGCTGTTGCAGCTTTAGTTGCTTCTAGTGGTGGAGGGCAAGAAATAGCAATACAGTCTACTGAACCAACAGATAGTAATATCAAGTTATGGATTAAAATATAGCAAATTTTTAATGGGCAATTTTCTATTATAGATTTTTGCCCATTTTTATTATATTATAGATTTTTTAAGATAATAATATTTTTTAGGAGGTGCTTCGCTTGGCTTTAGGCGGAAATTATGGCAACAGCGCAGGCACTGCAAGTTCAAAATTTAGAGCGTACATTGAAATTGGCATTTCAGACCAAACAGCTACTCAGTATAGGTTAAGGCATAAATTTTCTATTAGAGTAGATACTGGCAATTTTAGTGGAGCTACTGCACATAAATCTTGGGGAGGAACAGTCAGCTTATATGGAGCTGGATGGTATGGTGACTCAGGATGGATCGATGATGGTTGGAAAAGCTCAGGACAAGGTGTAAGTTTAAGCTGTAACGCTTACTATACAGGAGGTTCTGGAAGAACTTATCGTTCATCTTGTTCCGCAAGTTATACTGTTCCAAATCTTCAACAGATTCCAAATCTTCCTACTAGCATTTCACTAAGTGAAACAGGAACCGCTACTTGGGCTTTTACCACCGCTTCTAACAAGCCTGTTACGGATCAACAAATTGCCTTAGAAATAAATGACGAATGGCAATCTGCAATAGCAATTTCTAACGGCACCACTAAATCTTACTCTTTTGGAGAGTTAGAAGATAATAGTCGTTATAGAGCTAGGGTTCGTTTACATAACAGTTCTGGATGGACAGATTATAAAACTTCTGAATACCTATATACTACTCCACTAAGTCCTACTTGTTCTGGACAGAGAATTGATAATACAGCTTATTTATCAGTTACAAATGGAGCAAGCATAAATTATGTAGATTCTTATGAGTGGAAAATTAATTCTAATGGGACTTGGGGAGATCTTGATCCTACAACAGAAGAGAGCACACAAGTTCAATTATCGAATTATGGAGAAACCGTTCAGGCACAATGTAGAGTTAAAAATTTAGATGGTCAATATTCTGATTGGGTAACTTTTGAGGTAGAGCCTTTAGCAAGATTATTTGTTAGACTTCCTGAGAATATTGATATAAAAATGCCAGATATTCAAGTTTTTATCCAAGATCCTAATTCATAAAGAGTTAAAAGGAGACATATGAGAATTTTAGATGAAAATGATCAAGAGCTTTCTGAAGATCAAATTGATTATGACAAAGGTTACTTACAAGGTGATAAAATCTTTGTAAAACATCATGAAGAAATTTTAGCAAAAGATGAAGTTTGGCACTATGCTGTAAAAACTTTTTACTTTACAGACGGTTCTTCTTATAATGTAACTGGCGAAGATGATCCTCATATTAAAAAAATTGAACCTGATCAGGGGAAATTTGGATATATTAGCCAAGAGGGAGAAGAGCCAAAAGAAGTAAAAGGTATTGACCTTCAACAAGTTGTAGACAGTGAGCGTCAAGAGGGTAAAGAAGCTTGGGACGAATATGAAGATATTCAACGTTATATTCTTTACACTGAAGAAGAGTTAGAGGAAAATCAAAAAAGAAAAGAAGAACAAGAAAAGCAGCAGAATTTCTTGTCTACTAGTCCAGATCGTCTTGACAATGCAGAATTGGACATTACAGATCTCGCTGTTACTGTAGCAGACCTCTTTATTGGTCTTTAAAATTTTTACATAGAAAGGATTTTTCACAATGGAAGTTTCTGAAAGCATGTATCGTGTATTAAAACTTGCGGCTCAAACTAAAATTAAGCGTGGCGAAGATGGTTATGCAGTGCTTGAATCTTATGCCGCAAAAGTATCTTCTAATCAGCTTGAGCGCATGACTCAAGAACTTATCGAAGAAGGTTATTTGCAGTAAGGAAAGAAGGTAACTTATAAATGGATTTTAGTTTTGTAGTAGAATATATTTCCCCTATTATTTTAGTTGCTTGTCTTATTGTGGGCTATGTTATCAAACATGCCATTCCTAACGAGACAATCAATCGTTATATCCCTTTAATTTTAGCTGTGTTAGGTATTGTCTTAAATGTTTGGGCTTGCATGGGTATCAGTCTTGAAATTGCTGTAACTGGTGCAATGTCTGGCTTAGCCTCTACTGGTTTGTATGAATTATTTGCACAGTTAATTGAGAAAGGCTTTACCACTAAGGCTGAAGCTACAGAATCCACTGAAGAGTAAGGGGATTTAATTATGGCTGAAGAAAATGAAGAACAATTAGTAAAAGAAATGCCAAGTAACGAAGCTACAGATTCTGAAACTCCTTCTCAAGAGCCTGTAGCACAAACAGGAGATGATGAATAGTGGCAACTGCTCAACAAATGGTAGATAAGGCTGCTTCTCAGATTGGTTATACTGAAAGTCCAAGCGGTTCTAATCACACAAAGTATGGTGCTTGGTATGGCTTAGATTATAATCCTTGGTGCGATATGTTTGTATCTTGGTGCGCAGATCAAATTGGTGCTGGTAATGTAGTTGGCAAGTATGCATATTGCCCAAGTCATGTAAATTATTTTAAGAACAAAGGACAGTGGCTCGATCGTGAAGAAAAGCCACGCCCAGGCGATATTGTCTTTTTCAGCAATGGTTCTCGTGCATGTCACGTAGGTATTGTTGAACGTCGCAATGGTACTTCTAGTGTAACGACTATTGAAGGCAATACCTCTGTTACCTCTAACGACAATGGTGGAGCTGTCATGCGCCGCACACGCACGTATGGCACAGTGGGTTCTAGCTGGTATATTTTAGGCTTTGGTCGTCCTAATTATGATGGAGCTTCTGGTACAGTAACTAGTGGTAACACTTCTAGTTCTGGTAGTTCTAGCTCTTCTAGCTTTAAAAATGGAACTTATACTATTACAGCTTCTGAACTCTGTGTCCGCACAGGTCCAGGTACTAATTATCGTGTAAAGAGGCATTCTGAGCTTACCGCGGATGGTAAAAAGCATGACTCTGATCGAGACGGCGCTCTTACTCGCGGTACTCGTGTAACAGTATCTGAAACTCGCAAAGTAGGAAATGATGTTTGGGGCAAGATCCCATCAGGCTGGATTGCTCTTTATTACCAGGGTAATACTTATGCCACTCTTGGAAGCTCTTCTGGTGGTAGTAGTAGCTCAAGCAGCTCTGTAGGCTCTTATCCAAATAGAACTTATACCATTACTGCTTCTGCATTAAATGTTCGTACTGGTGCTGGTACAAAATATGCTAAGAAATCCAAGAGTCAGTTAACAGCAGATGGTAGGAAACATGCTAACGCAAATGGTGCACTTCTAAAGGGTACTCGTGTTACTGTTTCTCAAACTAAAGTTGTTGGCAATGATGTTTGGGGTAAAATTCCTAGTGGTTGGATTTGCTTAGAAGAGAACGGAAAATCTTACGTTTCTTAAATAAAAAAAATAAAGGGTATCCTTAATTGGATACCCTCTTTTTTTATGCTCTTTTTATAGATCTAATGCATCCTTTAAAGTCCACGCAAACATATTTTTATTACATTCAAATAGATCTTTTTCATCTGAGATATAATTGATCTTTAATATATAATCAAAAAGATGTTTATAGTAATTCTTTAGGATATTATGAGAGAGCTTTTTAATATCATCGGTATCTAAATAATCTCCTAAAATACCTTTGATATAAGAGTTTAATTCTGCTTGTCCAATGTAATAATTTTTTTCTGCTTTCTCGATCTGAATTTGATTTACAAGTGAAGCAAAGCTATATGGAAGAATGTGGCTTAAGCAATAGTAGAATTTATCTTCATGTTCTTCTTCTTTAACAATAATTTTGATCAAAACTGTTAACGAGTCAAGGTTAGGAGCACTAACGCACTCTAAATGAAACGTAGCATTAATCTGTTCTAAAATATTTGTAAGTGAAAAAGTTTTTTCATACGATAATGATAAGTCCATAACATAATTTCTTTCTCTTTAAAAAGCACTTTTATTTTGTTCTTTTTCAATAATTCCTGCGTATCCAAGAGTGATAGCATCAGCTTCATCAGATGTTACTTTGATATTTAACTTATCTTTCACAAATTGAATAGCAGCCTCTTTTTGCTCTTCTCGCTTTTTACCAAAGGATGTTCCGCACTTTTCTTTTATAATCTTTCGCCAATGGGAAGGAGCTAAAACAGAAAATTTAATATCATTAAAGTAACACCAAAGAATAATTGCGGCCTGTATGTATGCGAGTTTTTTATAAGTTTCATTGTTATGTTGATTTTGAATATCTTCAAAGAAAATATAATTTGGCTCAAACTTATTTTTCAATTCGTTTAATTCTTGCCAAAATTGAGCTAATCTTTGCTCCATTGGAAGGCTGCTTTTGATAGAAAAAGTGCCATATTCTTTAAGTGTCTTATCATCAAAAACAGCCCATCCTGTTACTCGTGCGGCCTGGTCTAGACTAAGATAAATCATATTAGGCTCCTGTTGAACCTAAACCACCACGTCGCTCATTTCCTAAATCTTCGACTTCTTCAAATTCAATATCAGGTTGAACCTTTTGGATGCGGAATTGGCACAAACGAGTTCCTTTTGGAATAGTAATATCTCGTGTAGCAAAAACTGGCATCATCCAAATATCATCGTTGCTGCAATATGTAGAGTCGATTATTCCGATTGCGTTAGTTTGAAGCAGTCCCCATCGCTTAAAAGTAGAAGATCGTGAAGCAAGAATAGCTTCATATCCTTCTGGCAATTGACAAGAAAAACCAAGATTAATATAAGCACGTTCTCCTTCATGAAGAGTTACATCTTCATAATCAAAACAATCAATCCAATCTCCTTTTTCGACCTTTTCCATTCGAGCTGCCCCAGGAAGATATTTAATCTTAATAGTTTCTGCCAATCTTACCAACCCTCTCCATCTTCTCGATCTTCAATAATATCTGCTAGCACCTCTGATTTATTATATTCTACATAAGAATAGGGATTATCAGGTTCTTTTGGATCATTAAATACGAATGAAACTTTACAGATAAAATATTCGTCAAGAATCTCTCCACCCTTTTTAACTTCCTTTTTAGTCCAAGAGAAGTTAGTGAGAGTATAACCACCATCTTCTGCTTCCTTTTGAGCATTCTTGTGAAAAGACTCTACTTCTTCCATTGTTTCTACGCGATATTCATTTGTTGATTTAGTAAGCCAATTAATCATTATGCAATCCTTGTCTTAATGGTAGTTTCTTGTTCTGTCTGAATCATGAGTGGAGCAATATAATCTTGCGGACCTACGAATAAAATTTCTTCTACCTTATCTCCACTGGTCTTTTCATATTCAGTAATAGCCTCTTTTGCTGTTACTGCAATTTCAGGTCCCCAACACATGTATGATTTATTTTCTTCGTTTTCTTCTAAAGGTTTATTATCTTCAATAAATAACATTTTTGCTGCATCGTGCGGGAAAGCTACAATAACTAACTTAGCCAATTTCTACAACCCCCCAATCATAATTAAACAAGTAATACATTTCCATTTCACCTAAAGAATTTTTAATCCAACATTCATAAGCATTTTCCGCATGAACATATACAATATCAACAATCTGCCCTCGAAATTGGAGAGTTTTCTTTAATTCCTCTACACCTTTGGTGTAATTAGGCTTATTAAATCGAAATACTGTATAATAAGAGATTTCTTTGCACATAAGCATAAAATACTTATCTTTAGCAAAAGTAGAAAACCATCCACCAATGCTAACTAACTTTTTATTCAAATCTTCCTCTGAGAGAGGTTTCATTTGAGCATATAGCTGTTTGTGCATGTCATAATTATTCAACTCCATTTTAGGAGCATCATCGAGTACAATCTTTTTCTTCGCGGTCATATAATACCTTTCTATTTCTTATTACTATTATATTATATCATTTTAATTTTATTTTGTCAAATAAAAAAAGGGAGAACCAACTAAGGTTCTCCCGCATTTTTTTTTATTCTTCGTTAAATAGAACTATTTTACCGCAATCGTTAGTTCTTTTCATGTCGATGACTCGTTGGTTTGTCGAGCCAGCAAAAGGATACGTTAAATCTTTTTTATCCTCTTGGAATTGACCATCAACTAAAACATCAATATTTTTCAAGATGATATAAAGCAAATTTTTATTTGAGCCAGGAACATTTGAATACATTAGATGTTCTAGACATTCATATGTAAAACCTGTATATAACCAAATTTTTATATCTGGATGCTCTATTTTTATGCTAACTAGTAAATCTGCTAAATCTAGCCAGTTACATTCTTCTAATGGTTCTCCACCCAAAACAGAACATCTCGTAATATACTCTGGTTCAAGTAGCTTTAAAATAGTTTCTTTTGTTTCTTCTGTATATTCTTTCCCACCATTAAAATTCCAGGTTTCAGGTTGAAAACAATTTTTGCAATGGAAATGGCAACCTTGAGTGAATAGAGATACTCCAATTCCTATTCCATTTGATATATCCATAGAGCGAATACTAGCAATTCTCATATTAAGTACTCCTTAATTTTATTTTGTAAATATTCTGTGTCCAATTTATCAAAATCTGTATAAGGAATTCTAATCAAAGGAATGCCTTTAGTTTTGCAATATTCATTCTTTTGTTTGTCTCGCTTTATTGTTTTCTCAAAATTTTCTTTTGTGTTCCAGCCATCTGTTTCTTCTTTATAGGAATAATGCTGTATTCCATCATATTCTAAACAGATATTATAATCTGATAAATAAAAATCAAAAAATAAAGGGCTTGGTCTTTTAGCTTGTTCACTTTTTAAATCAGGAAAAGTTTTTTGTCTTTCAAAATTGTAATCTAGCTCTTTAAGAATTTTATCTATTTTTTCTTCTCCTTGAGAGACATGTTTACCACATCCCTTTGTTTTATTCTGAGACACATTTTCCATTAAAGCTACGAAAGGATCTCCGCAAACTGGACATTTAAATTTAGCTCTTCGATAAGGTCTACCAGTTTTTGGCGCAATATAAGGCTCTTCCTCGTTTAAATAGATAACTCCGCAATCTCCAATATAGTCTCCTGGTTTTCTGTCTATTCGATTCCATACTGGTAATTTTAATTCATTATATTCTTGAATAGTTTTTATAGAAGCTTCTAATGCTCTACATCCGCAGCTTTTTGTATGTCCATTTTTTGCATAGGCGATTCTTGTTATAAAGATAGTGTGATTTTTACAATGTGGACATTCAAAATACGCCTGTCGAATAGGTTTATTATTGCTCGGCTGAATATAAGGTTCAGCTTCTTTTATGTAAATTAGTCCATAAGGGCCAATTACTTGACCCTTATGATATTCAATTCTTTTTTTCATACCTAAACTTCTTTAACTGGGTGGTCATCTATGTGGATATACCTAGAAGCAATTTCCTGAGTTTTTCCATCATTCCAGAAATTTGTTCCTATATATCCGCAGGTCCTAGCAGCAACATTCATTTTTTCAGTATCAGTGTTACCGCAATTTGCGCATTCCCACCAAGTATTACCATTACTATCTTTATGCACATCAATAGTTTGTGTCATTCCACACTCTTGACAATAGGATGTTTTCATATTGATTTCGCAATACATAATATTGTTGTAAATATGTTCAATAACAGGATAAAGAGCTTCAATATTATTGCTTAAATCAACACTTTCTACATAACTTAAACACCCTCCAGGAGAAAGCTTTTGGAATTCTCCTTCAATGGCAATCTTTTCAAAGGGATTGATTTCTTTAAAACTTGGAATATGATAACTATTTTCAAAATACTTCTTATTACCAAACAATTTTTCAAATTGCTCTGGATAACGCTCTCTAGTTTTAGTCGCGAATTTATAAGCTAACGATTCTGCAGGACTGGAATAAACTGAATATCCGATATTTTCAGCGGCTTTCCATTCAGCGCATTTATCATTTAACTTTTGAAGAACAGCTAAAGCAAAAGGTTTTCCTTTTTCGCCTACTTGGTCTTCTCCAGTCATAATCTTAACGCACTCATATAATCCAACGAATCCCAAAGAAATTGTCGAATAATTGTTATGGACTAAATCATAAAGAGTATCATCTGGATTTAACCTAGCTAAAGCTCCATCCATCCAAAGAATTGGAGCTACAGAAGCTTTTGTCTTAGAAAGTCTATTTGCCCTAGTTTGCAAGCCCTTATGAGCAATTTCAAGACGATGTTCATAAATTTCCCAGAATTTGTCAAAGTCTCCATTTGCCGCAAAGGCAATATCGGGAAGATTTATACTAGCAACTCCGCAATTAAAACGACCCCAATATTTAGGCTTGCCGTCATAGTCTTTCGCTCTTGAAATATTATTGAAACCGTTTCCAGATTCATCTGGAGTAAGGAAACTCCTACATCCCCATGGATATTCGATAAAGCTCGCTACAGCTTTACCCGTTCTCTTATGAACTGCTCTATGTCACCATAGAGATTAGACTATATCATGCACCGCTTGGGCGCCCTGCCATTTCGACCGCCAATAGCTTGCGGCCTACGTCTTTCGACTAGTCGTTAGGCTTTTACCTGTTATGCAGGATTTAGCACGGTAGGTTGTCTTTTACAAGATTTTCCCCGTTTAAGCAGGTTTTTCTTATAACATTGCTGTTATAAGGCACAGGTTAGTTTATGCAGGCGTAACAGTCTCCGTCTCCATTACCATTTATCTTTAATTGTTTCATAATTTTTTCAGAAATATAATCTGGAGTTAATCTACAAGAAGAACATTTAATTGCTTCTTGGGTTACATGCCAATATTTTGTTCCAGGCTTATAGTTATCTTCCTCAAGAACATAGAGTAGTTTAGGAAATGCCTGTGTTACAGGGATACCATCTCTATTGGGCATACCTTCGATTCTTTGCCTAAAAAATTCTTTAATAAGTAAAATAAGCTCTTCTTTATATTCTTCAGTGTCATTCAAATACATAAACACTGAGCAAAATGGCGCTTGACCATTAAGAGTAAACAAAGTAGATATTTGATAATTAAAAGTCTGGACAGAATCAGCAATTTCTTTATTCAAATCTTTTGCTGCTAGCTCTTTTGCTTTTTCATCTGATAATCCACAATCTTTATACTTTTTAAGAAAAATGTTATAAGAGCTTCTTACAAAAGGCGCAATATGCGTTAAGTTAATGGATTCTCCACCATAGGAGTTGGCTGCTACTGCTGCCATAATTTGAGTGGTAATAGTCATTGCAGTAATTAAGCGATGCGGCTTATTAATCTTCACATTATTAATGACTGTGCCATTTTGCAGCATATCATTTAGATTAATAAGTTCACAATTGTGTAATGTTGACTGTGCCATATAATCCATATCATGTTGATGGACATAGCCTTTATCGTACGCCTCAATAACGTCTTTTGGAAAAATATAATTTCTAGCAATGTCTGTAGATACAATACCAGCTAAATAATCTCTTTGAACAGTAACTAAATCAGGATTTTTATTAGAATTTTCTTTCTCCCAATAATCGTTCGCCCCTTGAATCATAGAAAGAACTTCTTTATCATTGGATTTCTGTCTAGCAAGTTCGTGTTCATACCGATACCTAATATATGCTTTTGCTTCTTCTCGGTATCCATGATCTAGAAGCGTATCTTCTACAATATCTTGAATATCTTCTATTGGGGCATATTCATTTTTATTAAAGAAGAATTGTTGGAGCCTATCTTCAATATCATTTAATACTTCAATATCTTCAAATTCTTTATCAAAATCCTGAAATGCTCCACTGATTGCAATAGAAATTTTTTCAAGATCATAAGGAGCTATAAAACCATTACGCTTTTTTACTTTATACATGTATCACCCCATATCTTGTGGTTTTTAATTGTATATTTATATGAAAACTACAATATATAGATTATAATAAATTGCCCAATAGAGAAATAACTAAATAGATAAAAGCACTTGCCGCAAACACATAAATAGTCCATTGCCAAAATAAAGTTTTAACAAAATTAGCCTTTATATTCGCTCTAGACCATTTTTGACTCTTTTCTTCAGATATCATATTCCCGAAGTGTTGAAGGTATAAAGAAGCAAAAATACTTACTAAAAAGGCAATAAAAGAAATTGCCGCAATAGTTCCTACTAATCCTAAAAGAAATACGCCCAATAAAAACAAACTACATCACCCCTAAATATCTTAAATATTTATAGACTTCTCTAGATTCTGTAATAACTCCTGAATAATTTTCTAGTGTAAGGCATACTCTAAACTTATCGAGAACCTTATAGAAATTAAAAAAATCTTTCCAGTCAGCAAATAGCCTTCTAAAATATTGTATTTTCCACCTTCCCTCTCTATCTCTAGAACGCTGTAATCGTATGATAGGATTTGTAGTTTCTAAGTAAATAGGTACGATAATATATTTGCGGCGATAGGCAATTAAACTCTTTATCCCTTCTGGATTAAAAACTCCAATATTAATTCCTTGATTGATTGAATTCATTGGAGTTCCATAGAACCATCCTCTAAAGGTAGAATACTCTAAATATTGTTTTTTCAAAATTTTCATTTTGAAATTTTCTTCTGAAATAAAATTATAGTCTATTTTATTTTTTTCATTTTCACGCATAGGTCTGGTTGTATCACTTATAATAAGGTTACAAAGGTATCCTTTTTTATCAAGATCTTGATATAACCACTTTGCTAAACTATCTTTTCCAGTTGCACTTTTTCCGCATATAGCTAAAATAACAGGTTTAGAATAATTAACAGTTTTACACATATATGTTCTTTCTACTACTTTGTTTTTCTATATTATACCATTTTTATTTTCTTTTGTCAAAAAGAAAAAGAGAGGACTATTCATCCTCTTCTTCTTCTCCATATCTTCTCCACGTAGACTCTAAACTTCCATCTTCATTAATAGCTGTAATCTTATATAACCCATGATATAGACTTTTTTTGTAAGTTTTTTCAATAAACATATTATTGCGTCTAAAACCATTGAAAATTACCAGAGTACCTTTTTGGAACCATCCTACTTCTCTTACCTTCTTAGTTCCATCAGGCATAATTTCACTAATGCGGCGATTATACTTTGCAAAATAATCTCTTCCCATTTTTACTGTAACTACTCCACTCCCAATAGTCAAAAGTGAAATAGAAGAGTGAGCATCATCTTTTGCAATTACTGTTCCCGCGATCCTGAAAGTTTTAAAGATTGGAATTTCAACTCCATTGCGTTTAAAGGTATAATCTACTATAGGTTCTTCCGCAAGATCATTAAACTCAACAATATCATACCTGCCAAGTTCAACATGAGCCAAAGAATGATCGTGATAATACATTCCTAAGCTATCCATTTCCCAGTCAGAATAAGTACCTGCTGCGTATTTATCCCAACTCTCTTGGAAAATTTTATCATTTAAAACATTAAGAATTTCTTTCTGATGCTCTTTAAAATAATTTTTTGCAGGCTCCATAGCTTTATTATAGATCTTTTTCCATTCTTTCTCTTGGATTGCTATAGTTCCATTATAAGGCTCTAAAAGGTCTATATCAAAATATTGTGCATAAAAATTATAGTAATAATCATCGCTTAAAAGAAAATAGTCTACACTCTTAAATTTCTTTTTCAGAAGTTTATTAAACATAAAAACTCTTTTTTCAAAAGCTAATTCTTGCGGGACAAGGCTCTTTTTAATAAGCCCATTAAAATTTTGGAGAGTAATTCTTTTTTTAGGTTCACAAACTGACCAGATATACTCCTTCATGATCTCTTTTCGTTCTCCAAATTGATCAAAAGCTCCTGCTTTAATTAATGACACCATGACAGTTTTATTAGCTTTAACCTTGCTTAAAAAGTCTTGCCAACTAGAATAGGGACGATGCTTAATAATTTCTTGCACGACTTCCCCACCAACTCCGTTCAATGACTTTAAGCCGTATAGAATAGAATTATTTTTTTCATCTGGTTCAAATCCATATTCAGAATTATTAATATCAACTAACGATACATGAATTCCATGTGCTATCATATTGCCTACAGCTTTTGCTATCTTACCATAGTTTGTTGCAGCTTCTTCTTCAAGTCCCGCATCTACTCGGAGACACGCAGTATTCCAATATACATCTGGAAAATATGTAGCTAAATATGCACACTGAACACCAATCATCGAGTACGAAAGAGTATGTTCAGCATTGAACGCATATCCGAGCTGCTCAGAAAATAAAACGTTCCAAACATATTTTCCAATCGCAGGAGACTTTGCTTTTTCTAAAACTTGTTCATGCAGCTTTGGAATTTTATCCATTAATTTTTTCCCAATAATTTTTCTTGCGGAGTTTGTTGTTTCAAGATCAAAGCCAAATAATCTTTCATCCATCATCATAAGCATAAGATCGTCTTGGAGAGGAAGAGTCCCATATGTATGCCCACAATATTCTTGAATAACAGACTGTTCTTTTTTTGTTAATCCATAAGAATTCATTTCATCAATCCAGTCTTGAGGATTGTTCTGAATTCTAAAATATCTATCTACAGGAGTTTCAGCTCCTTTTTCTTGTGCCATTAGTCTAATTAAAGCGTTAATTGCTGACAATTCTTTTACATTTCTTGGCTTTAATTTCTTAACTGCTTGAGAGCCTACTTGAGTATCAAATTGGAATAAATTATGAACTTGTAAATTATCAATCGCATCCCAAATTTTAGAATCTTCTAAAGGTAAAACATCAGGGTGAAGGTATTTGTCATAAGCTTCTCTTAGACTTAATTCAGGATCAATTTTATTATGTTTTTGCAGCAACTGAATACATTGAGTAATTTTTTCCATTACATCTGTAACAAGACTGTCAATCTTAGTTTTTCCAGCAGCTTCTTGATCATGCAAAGACCATTGAGTAATTAAAGTTCCATCAGGAGCTGTCATAATTGCACAATTATCAAACTCATGCCCTTTGTCATTAAAGACAATCCCTGACGCATGGATAGATCTGTTGGAAATTACCCCTTCAAGTTTCTTGATAATATCTAATAAGCCTGGAAAATTTTCTAATTCTTTTAAGAAAGTTTTATTAGGTTTGAGATCTTTTGTAGGATTTCCTTCTATCATATCTTTAATAGTATAAGTAAATCCTCGATTGCTTCCTACCAAAGAAGTTAAATATTGAGCTTCGTCATTGTCAATGCCTTCAGGATATTTTTCACTTCTATATCCTCGACAAGCACTTAAAATTGCTGCTCTACTTGACATAGTAGAAAAAGTACAAACTTGAACAAGACCTAAATCTCCTCTTTCTTCTCTAATTTTTTGAAACCATTTAGGCCGGACAGTTGGAGCCAAATCAAAATCCAAATCTGGTAGCTCTTCACGATTTTTATTTAAATATCTAAAATAATTATTTACTCCTTGAGCAATACAATCATATTGCGTTAACCCCATTAAATAATTATCTAAACCAGCTCCAGAACTTCCGCGACCGACTCCTACGCAACTCCCGCATTCCCAAATTAAATCAAAGTAATGTTGTAGAAAGATTGGATAACTAAAAATACAGGTATCTAGTTTCTTCCCAATTTCAATTTGTACTTCTGCTTCATTATCTAACTCTTGGAGATATGTGTTGTTAAAGAGTTTTTTCTCTTTTAGCTTATCTACACAGTAATTAACCCAATATCTTTCTTGATCATTGTTGCTGTTATAGAGCTTATCTAAATTTTTATATTTAGTATTTTGTTGTTTTTTAGGATAATTTATAACAGGCACAGTAGGAACTTGCTGAGGATGAAGCAAAGAATATGTTTCAACTTTATTATACATTTCCATGCTATTTTTAAATAATTCATCACAATTACAACCAGTAGGCTCCATATGTTTTCTAATATCTTCATAAGACTGTAAGTAAGTATATTGATAAAAACTATCAATATCCTCTCGTTCTCCTTGTTTACTATTTAATAAAGCTTTATGTGCAAGATAATCATCTTGAGAAACTCTATGACTATCATCTTGAATAGTTGCTTTAACATCAAAGATATTACAAAGTTCTAATGTTTTTTTATTTACATAAATTTGATCTTCATACAGAGCAGGTGCAATTTCAAAATAAAAATCATTATCAAAATTTTTTTTGCAAAATAGAACATGCTCTACAATTTTATCATGAGCCTTTTTTCTTTTTTTCTTATCCCCAATTTGTTCAGCGTCTCGCATTTGCAATAAATGATAACCTAAACTTGAGCCAATGCAAGCACTAGAACTAATTAAATGACCTTTGCCATATTTTTTAATAGTTTGCTCTAATTCTTGATATAAAAGAGGGACTCGCTGCATTCCTCGATCATAATAACTATTTAACCAAGCAATGCTCGACATCTCTCTTAACATTTGATGTCCAATAGCATCTTTTGCTACCAAAATAAAATGAAAATAAGGTTGATTTTTATCTCTTGTTTCAGTCAAATAAATTTCATTTCCAAGAGCAATCTTAAAATTAGGATATATTTCTTTTAGCTCTTGAGCATATTTATTAATTCTAATATGTGCGGAAAGAGACTCATGATCACTGATGCCAATCATATCGATTCCTAATTTAAGAGCTTTATCAATTAAATCTTCAGGGGAAGAGAGTGCGTCAAGAAGACGTAAGTTGCTATAAAAAGTATGATTATGAATTGATGCACGATGATTATACATTATTTTTATTAATCCTATTCTTTATATATTCTAGAGACAATTTATTATAATCTGTGTATGGGATTCTGATCAATTTTATATTATGTTTTTTGCAAAAATCTTCTTTTACCTTATCTCTATACTGTATCTCTTTTACTGTTTCAGAAGTAAAATATCCAACTTTTCGAGCGTTAAAATGTTGTTCTCCATCATACTCAATACAACAATTGTAATCAGGAAGATAAAAATCAAAAAATAACTTAGAACCTGTGATAGGATTTATGCAATTATCAAAAGTTTTTTGAGTTTGATAGGAAATTTCATTTATACTTAAAATTGATTTGATAACTGTTTCTCCTTTTGACACTATACATCCACAGCTTATAGTATCTCCACACAATAAATGAGTGCCAGAAACATTTGTAAGATTCCCGCAATCACATTGGCATTTCCAAATTACATTACCAGTTTTAGTTCTCTCTCTGCTATCTTCTAAAACTACAAGTTTTCCAAATCTTCTTCCTGTTAAGTTATTATAGTTTTTAGTAGCAAGTTTTTTTGTATTCTCTTTTTGGAGACAGCCACAACTTTTTATTTTCCCTTGAGTTAATTGGTTTATATCTACCACTTTTGTATTTCCGCAATCACATTTACAAAGCCAATAAGTTTTTGGTGGTTCTCTGTGATCTATTTTTATAGCTGTTAGCCGTCCAAATTTTTGATTTGATATATCTTGTAGTTTACTAATAGAAGTATAATACCCTCTTTTACATCCACAGCTTTTTGTTTTTTCTCGAATCAAATTAGTGTAGCATACTTCTATTTCTTTCCCACAATCGCATCTGCATTTATAATATGTTCTTCCATTTTTTTTAATAGGCTCTAAAGCTGTTAATGAATAAAATTTTTGTCCGCGTATATCTTTAATAGGTCTTGGCATAATAATCACTCCTTCTGTATATATATAAAAACAGAATGATTAATATTATACAATAATGATCAACTATTTTTACTTATAAACTTATTATAACATAAAAAAATAGCAGTGTCAACTAAACACTGCTTTGTTATAATCGTTCAAAGATTAAGTCATTAGGTAAGAAGTCTTTACAAATATAGATACTTGCAAAAGCGACTCCCTTTACAAGTTCTGTTTTCTCTTCATCTCGATAAAAATTAATTCTCTTATCAAAGATTAAGGCCTGACAACCTTTTAAATATTCAAATCTTGATTGTCCCTGCAAAGAAGGAAGAGGGAGTAATATTGCGAAAGGCTTATCTAGTTTCCGCAAACGTTTTAATATTTGATCTTTTAATGAAAAAGGAGGGTTAGATATGATACAATCGTATTCTTTTGGAGAATAATAAAAGAAATTTTCTCCATTATCAATATGACTTGATATTACATTATACCCTGCTTTTTCTAACTCTTGAACATAAGAAGAATTGTCTTTATCAAAAGGACACCATATAGTTTTAAATTGTTTAGGAATATACTTTAAAAGACAAGTTACTGCTTGGGGGGGGTGTAATATTCATCTGATTGTTTATCAGTTTTAGCTGTTAAATATCCTTTATTATTCATGTATAACCTCTAATAATATTATCCAAGAATTTCCCAATTAGCTTTGAAAAGTTCAAAAGAACCATATGGAATTTTTACTTTCTTTAATCCACCCAACAAGCTTAGATACCTTGCCAATGTGGTTTGTAAAGTATCAGGAATATCAATAGGTTCAATAGAAAACCATAAAAAATGTTCTTTATCGTCAAAACCAAGAGACTTACATCGATAAATTGCTCCTGGAATAATTGGAAAACAACCTCTGAACAATTCACCTTTTCCCTTGAAACGAGCTAGAAAAGAATGTTCTAAATATTGTCCTTTTCCTTTAGCTGGCTGTATAGGCATAAATTATCCTCTCGTTTATTCATTAACTACAGAAACACCACACGCTTTACGCATCAACTGTGCCATTTCTTCCATTATTGAAACAGCCTGCTCTGTATCCCACGGATGAATAGCATCCAAATCATCTGCTATCTCTAGCAGCGCATCGCGGTCAACTGTTGGTTTGTAATAGCCGCAATCTTCATGGTCAATATCACAGCAATCACATATTTCCTTATGTTCACATTCTTTGTTCATTTTTCTCTATTTCCTCTTTCAAAAAAGTCTTAAAATCTTTTTCCACTTTATTAATTGGTATTGAAATATGATCATCATCAAGCGAAATTTTTAACTCTTTTAATTTGTTCGCAAGCTCAAGGGCTTGTGCAATTTCTTCTACTGTACCTGCTACATTATATTCTTTGTATAAAAGGTTGATTTCCCCAGACATTCGATCAACATTAATTTCTAGTGTATCGTGTCCTTTTTTATATCTATGATTATTTAACCAATCACAATAACTTCTGGCGATTTCCATAGAAATAAAAGTGCTTGGGCTGTAAGCTATCCATCCGCATTCGTCATCAAAAATTTTCTTCTCATTAATTTCGACATAATTTAACCAAGAAGCATCAGCATCTCCATTGGCAAATTTTTTCATAGCAAGATCCCACCACTCACTATTGCGGAATTCTTCTATGGTATTATACTCAGCAATTGTTTTCCATTCGATCTTAAAAGACATTGACTTTCCATCAGAAGAAACATCTGAAATAATATGGGTGTACAAACTAATCTCAACGCTATCAGTAGTAG